AATGTTCGGAGGACCTTTGGCTTGCTGCGGTTCAATATAAATATCAGAAGTAATATTTTCAAAACGCTTATCTGCATTACTCAAGACTTTACTTACAGGAATGTCTTCCAATTGTTCGTACATGCCAGTATTAGAAACATTCGAAGAATCATTTTCCTGACGTACGTTAATATTAATATCTTCGCTTGTAGCGAACATTTTATTTTTATCTTGATTGCGACTGTATGTGTTAGTCAAATCATTGTCCTGTCTTAAGTTAATATTCATATCTCCGTAACTACGCATGTCTTGATCGCGTTTGTATGAGTCAGTCGAAACATTTTCCTGATTAAAGTCAATATTTAGATCTCCATTAACAGGGTCACGTAGTGGCTTCGAATCACCTCCTGTAGCGATCATATTATTATTCTGACGCTGGTCTTGAGTTGCATTTATGGTCGCTTCAAGTCTGCGTATGGCTGAATGAAGCTTACTTAATTCTATATTGTCTTGATCTTCACGACCAATTCCATTTTGAAATGCCCTTTCAAGAAAATCCATAATTACTGGGTCTCCTATCATTGTCATAAATTTGAAAAATTCTTTAAAATCTATTATCGATTTTTGTGTTTCGTGATACATCACAACTTTATCCAAATAATTACCTTGTCCACCTGAAAGGTACTTATCGAAGAATTCTTTAAACCCTTCTATATTATCCCGGTATGCAGCATATACTGAACGTTGCATATCTGTATCTTTAATAGTTTTAATCTGCAAAACTGCAACTTCGTTGCCTTTAATTTCGGTACGGTCACTTCTGTCACGGTTTCCATCATATTTGTATTTATCATATTTTTGTTTAATGCGTATAATGTCCAACATATCATCACGTGACACTTTTCCATTTATATTGTTTAAAACTGCAAACATACTGAACATATCATCTTCTGATAAATGAATAGAAGTGTGTTTTGATAATGCTCTCCTGACAACGAACCCTTCTGTGCGACATTTCTGTATGTGCGACATGATGAACATCATTATCACGAAGATAACAATACATTTTAAAGTTTGTTCATTCATTAATATAATGTAGTATATTAATGATAATTTTGGGAATAATACTTGTTGTTGTATTTGCTTTTGTCGCTTATAATGTCAGTATTGAAACAAAGGAAGATTTAAAAATAGAGGAAACTGCCTTTTACAAACCCCATGTGAAAGAATGTCCCATCGACTGTGCAACTATACCAGAATCGTCGTGTGTAGATGGAAAGTGTTCCAACCCGTATCATTATGATTAACGCCTAATCAATGTAATTTGTAATATTGAATATATTTAGTATTATAATGGTGAAAGACAAAGTAATTAAACATAAGATGAATGTTAATAATAACAATGTGAAAAAGATAACTAATTTGACTAATCAACTGCCAAATGCAGAAGTTGGATATCTTTCACAAAAACAAATGAGATTTGAAGAATTTCCATGCAAGTTTCAAACAGCACTTATAAGTGCAATGGAACATTTCTACCAACCGAGTGATATGAATTCGTATGTATATGAGGTAGAACATCATAATAGAAGTGGGGTAATGAATCAATCTATAAATTTTGTCCCGCATCAGAATCAGAACGCATTAAATGAAAACACGATACATGTAATGACATTCCTATATTATTACAATGTTTCAAAAATTGAAACATCTTTAAAAACATATGAAAAAAGAGGAACGTTTGGTAAAATAATATCATCGAATCCACTTATAAATTCGAATGAATATCCTATTTCACAATCAGATGTAATCGCGTTCACAGATACGATACATCAACCATTTGTAAAGCATTCAACTATAAATTCGAAGAGAAAACTTATAGTAATACTTGTAACAAAGGTCGGGAAACGTAAAAAGTAAAAAAAAAAGATGTAATAAAATATAATTCGATGGAACACTTGACGAGTATTGCTCAGAGTTCTAAAATGTGTGATTGGGTAAATAGAAATCGACCGAGACATATGACTTTAATGACATATGACGATTTATTACATTGGACATTGGGATGTGAATTGTTGGGTACGAGTAAAAAAACGATGTTTAATGCATACATATATGCTGCAAATTATAAACATTTGTTTAAGAACGAGAACAATCCGGTATTTATAACGATGAGTTGGATATATCAAGAATATCCGAGTGGATTATTGTGTAATCGTTTTGATTTGACGATTGAATCGGCATCGTTGATACATTTAATATACGAGCGGGATGTATATATAATAGGGAATGCGGCAACACTTCCAGAAACGTTAGAGGGTCATCGGATACCAGAAGGTGCGATTGTGATACGATTTAACAAGGCGATAATACATGAGAAGAAAATGCATGTATGTATATTCAATGACGTGCTATATGCAAAGATGAAATGTATACGTCGTAGTTCGTCGGTGAATTGTGTGAATGCTTCAAATTTGAATACATATGATAGGTTTGACGAGTTTGGGGATGGGCATCATCTTTTTACAACTGGAATGATAACGTTAATGTGGTTATCAACATTTTGTTCGATGTACAGGTCTTTGTATGTATTGGGTTTTAACATGGTGAACCCTGGTGAGAAGGCACACTATTTTGACACGGAAACACCGGCGGAACCATCGAAAAATTTTGGTGGTCATGATGCGAAGAATGAGAAGAGGTTACTTCGAATGATGCATGAGAATAAAGCGTTAAAGATCACATGGGTTAGATAAAATGGATATAAGAATATAATGTATTAGAATATAAATAATGAGTGATGCTGGTTCTGAGCATTCGATATCTCGCGACGACGAATTCAAGAAGGCTGTAAAGGAGTATGTGACGATACACGATGAGATTGCAGATATAAGGGCAGTAGTAAGTCAGAAGACCAAGAGGAAGAAGGGTCTTACGGAGTTTATAATAGCCTATATGAAGGACAGTGACAAAGATATTTGCAATTTGGGTGCATCTGGTGTATTGCAGATGAAGAAGCATAAGACATCTTTAACATTAAAGAAAGACTATGTGCAAGAGTTATTGTTTCAGATATTAAATGATGAGGAGAAAGCGAAGGAGTCTGCTGCATTTATATTTGATAATAAGGCGTCGAAGGAGACATATAAATTACATAGGGCAAACGTATAAAGAGAAATGTGTTGTATAGAGGAATGGAATATATAAATATGGATATACAGCAGATAATAGCAGACAAGTTAAGTGTGAGTGATTATCAGAGTTGGCAATATATTATGGAGGGCGAGATGGAGGGGGTAACATATCGAGGGGAGGGGATACCGACGTATCGTTGGTGTTCAACATTGTATGATTTATTGAGATATGTAAAAATATACGGGGAGGTAACAGATCCGGTATATATGAGCAGTATGTTATGGTGTGTGCGGCACGATGAGAACAGTTTTAAGGCGACAGATACATGGACGGATGAGCAACTTGCAATAATAACAAGCGAGGTGCCTGTGACGCTTGTGCAGGCTTTTGCTGGGTCTGGAAAGACATCAACATTATTTGAGTATGCGAGGAGAAGGAATGGGAAGAAGATATTGTATCTTGCTTTCAACAAAGAGTTGGAGCAATCGGCAAAACGACGTGCGGAGTTTGATGGGATAGATATGGAAATACATACGATACATGCATTAGCGCTTGATACGTTAAAAGGGATGAAAATATTGCAGGACAATGTCAGGGTTGGTAGAACAAAAGAGAAAGACCTTGTTAAGCTGGGATATGATAAAAGGGCGGCGAGAGATATAATGCACGAGCTTCAAACATATTGTTCGGGTGATACGGATGACATTTATATAGGACAGACGTATAATAAGCCGTATGCGAAATACGTCGTAAAGAATACGAGACGTGTGTGGGATTTAATGTTTGCAGGAAAGTTAAGGATGAATCATGACGTATATTTGAAGAAGTTTCAATTAATGAAGAATGATTTGGGGTATGATATAACGATGGTTGACGAGATACAGGATTGCACGAAGTGTCAAATGAATATTGTACATACACAATCGGGGAAGAAGGTATTGGTTGGTGATATTCATCAGCAGATATATCATTTCAGGGGGGTTTGTAACCCATTTACATCGAGTGCGTTAACTTTATCACGAACATTTCGTTTTGGGTTTGAGATTGCAGATATAGCAAACAATTTTTTAAGAATTTACAAGGGGGAGAACAAATGTATGAAGTCGCCATTACATATAAGGTCTATCATAACAACAAAGATTCCTGAGAATGAAAGGTATACAATAATATGCCGGTCAAATCAGGGGATGTTAGAGACAGGGATGGGACTTGTAGGGAAGAAGATATATTTCATGGGTAGAATACCAAAATTCGAGAAGGAGATACAGATAATCAAAGATATAATAAATATCGAGCACGGGAACACGGAGTTAGTAGAGAATGAAAAAGTTAAACGAGTTGCGAATTTTGGTGACGGATTTTTAGAAAGACTTATCGATGAAAATATAGATAATAAGCGTTGGGCATTGAGAGTTGTAATGTACACGAAGTATGGGGAGAGATTAGTGGAGATGTATCAAGGATTAATGGATAATAGAGTGAATGATGTGGATGATGCAGATGTTATATTAACTAACGCACATCAAGCGAAAGGGTTAGAGTTTGATATTGTTGTGATGGGAAGTGATTTTTCAGACATATGTTATGTAGTAAACGGGAGCATACGACATAGGGTGAAACATACATTACACGAGTTGTATAATTTATTATATGTGACGATGACACGTGCGAAGAAGAAGCTTGTAATTAATAAGCAGATGATGCATTTCATACGTACACTTAATATGTGGGGACATGCGCCGATAGTAAAGAAGGAGTTATCGCGGTGTAAGGAGTGTAATGAATATGTCATGTGCAATATGAGGCGTATTTCAGAGGAGGACACGAATTACATAGGGTACGAAGAGCCGGTGTTGCATACAGTTTATGGTGTATGTACTACATGTGTTGGGTTTTAAGGCTTACACTCACATTTCCATTTGGTTTGCAGACTGTGTTAAGTTTGATGGTTTGGCCGTATGTGGGAGCTTTAAAGAGACGGATTTCATTCATATATTTAACTTTAAAAACGAGACTTCCATCAGTAGGGTCTAAGCAAATAGACATTGCTTGTTCTTGAAGGTCATTTTCGAGAACATCTTGAATGAACGGTAATTTGAAAGACAAATTTGATCCGCCAATAATGGTTTGATTAGATTTAGTAGACATACAATCGTTGCCGATAAGAGTACAATTATCATGAATGATGGTATTTTTATTACCTATTGCGACACAATTATTCGCGAGTAGAGTGTTATTAGAACCGATTGCGCGAGATTTGCCAGTAATTCGATTACCTACTCCTGAAATAGCGAGTCCACCGCTTATACACGAGTTGTTACCTATAAGTTCTTTGAGGTAAAGTTTTTCATTATCTGTAAATGTATTAGTATTAGGTTGTGATTCATAAAGTTCCTTAATCCTGCGTGCAGAAGTACCAAGGTCAGATTTGATAATATTGTCTTTAACGAAAATTTCATTAACTGTAAGTGTATCAACATCAAGGTTTTTAGCGGTACCCTTGTTTATTTCGACAGCGTCAAAATAGCCAGTGTTCATTATTCATATAATTTTTAATTATGCGAGGAAACGAACGAGTCGATTGTATAATTCGGGTTGAACAGGTTTACTTGTATTCATTTTTTTTACATTTTGTAAAAGAGACGTTTTATTGTTTGTATTGCTAATAGATTGTTTCCATTTATAAAGTGATTTGTTATTAGTGATCATATAATGACCACCCTTATTTTCAATAATAACGTTACAATTTTCCAACATAGCTTTACATCCGCATAAGATATCAAAAGTCATCAGGAAATACTTATTAGTATCGATACTGTTCATTCGATTGATGAGGTCGATTTGTGATGTATCTTGTGAGCGCTTTATATCTGCCATCAGAAAGAGAAAGTTTTTGATTGTTTTCGGTTCTTTAAATCGTATAGGTGTAAACTTAATTTGTTTCAATTCTTTTGTGATTGCTTGCACGCGTCCCACTGGTTTACATTTAGATTTAGTAAAAATGCAGTAGAGATAGGATATTTCATTAACCGACAGACCACTCAATCGCCTACAGTATACCGTTTTAGTCAAAGGGTCAAAGAATAAGTTGCTATATAAATGTTTAAAAGTTTTTGGTATAATTTTAAATGTACCGATGACCATATATTTAAGGAAAGAATACGATTTGAAGAAAGGTATAATTTTCACAATGACATAAAAATCTTTTCCGGTGTAATCTTTTATACTGGGTTTCTCATCACTAACGATAGATTTTTTTGGAATAGCATAAAATGTTTCGAATGTATTATGCATTTGTTTATTAGAACATTGGAAATGGAAAGAATGTTGAATATCTGAAAATGAAAGTAATTGTTGCATGTTATTATTTCGAGGATCAGATATATAGGTGATAGTGTTTTGCATTTGGGTAGTAGCTGAATCTGCTATCTGAGCGGGAGTGACCATAATGTATCGTGCAAAGCCGTAAGTTCCAACGATATCCATTTTATATTTGCTGTATGCGACAGCATCAATGGCTACACGTAGATTCCCTTGCATTAAAATAAATTTGACACTGTCTCTCGTCATGCTGGTAGTATACGCACCTTTTTGAAAAGCATCACCAACAACCATAAGTTCACCTGACGAATGCTTCATAAGCATAATATACATAATAAATGCACGTTTAAACGAGTCGATATCATCACGAATCATTTTAACAGGGTTCATTATTTGTTTTATAACATCTACATATTGTTTGACATTTGTTCTATCGGTGTAACCAAGTTTTCTTATAGTATTTTCAATATTACTCAAATCTGGAATGGTTTGCATTATGTTTGATCGCATATATTTACGAACGAACTTGTCTAAACTTACAGAACCTTTAATCGAAAGCACAGATTTAAACCCTTTCTTCAAATCATCACCTCTCGAACCTTCGAAAACATCATGGAATGTGTCCACACAATTAAATAACATAACTGTTTTTTCCTTAACATCGTCTGTCATTTGATGAAAGAAAGATTTGAACATGACTGGATTTGTGTTAAACATACGTGTGACGTTAACAATATCAGATTTATTTGAACTTTTTCTTGAATTAAAATTGGAGAGATTGAAAATTTGATTTATAGTGTTGAAGGCATTTGCAGTTTTCACTAATGTTTTGAGATTTCGTTTGGGTAAAGTAATAGGCGATTTAGTTTTTTGTGGAATGATAACACTTTCGGATGCAAACGTTGATAAAATATTAGCCATAGAATCATTGTATGCCATAGACCTTGTGAATTTTTTCTCGGGTAGTTTAGAGTTTTGCGGTGAAATGAAACGCACACGTTTAACAACCTGTGTGTTTGTGTTGTTTTCCCTTTTTCTTTTGGATTCCATTCTATATTATTAATTATATTATTATTTTAATGATGAGACCAGTGAAACAATAATATAAATAATATACATTAATACAAGGATGAGTATACCTAAATGTATTCACCAAATATGGTTATCAAACGAGGATATTCCAATGCATATAGTGAGAAACATTCAATCGTGGAAAAAACATAATTCAACATGGGAGTATAGGCTATGGGACAAGGATGCATGTGATAAGTTGATGAACAAGTATATTGATGTAAAATCAGTTTACGAACGGTCATCTGAGATTGTACAAAGTGATGTAGCCCGTATTGCAATATTAATAGAGTGTGGAGGAATATACGCAGATTTAAATACATTTTGCTTAATGTCATTTGATGATGTTGTAGATAATGAATTGACAATAAGAAACACAAGTAATTCGTTTATCATGGCTCCAGTAAAAGCTAAATATTTAGTAGAATTCATAAAATCGCTGGAAGGGAAAACAAACACATATCAACCACTTTCATATGCTGGTGCGATAGCTTTGTCATTATTTGATATTACAAATGGAACGTTAGTGCGGAATGAAAACAGTTTTTGCGAAAAGCATGGTAGAATTTTAGATGGGGTTACTCGGTCAGTTCATCAATCAGAAACATATTGGTAAATTCTCCCCTTTGAACCATACGGTCTGGATGATTTGCTGATTCTGCTGCTTTTTTGTGTAACGTCAGTAATCGCGTCGAAGCCTTTATCATAGCCCATAGATGACCCGGTGGCATAGTCGAAAATGAGAGCAAATCATCATAAGTCATAATTGTTCCATTTCGAATTGCCTCGTATAGTCTGTCATGGCGCGACGACCATCTCTCAGGTGGTACAAAAGCCCTAAAATCTTGAAGATCGATGCATGCGTCGTCAAATGCATCACGTAAAGAAACGTCGTTTTCTTCAAAATAATTCATCACTGTATGAAATTGTGTCTCGTCCTCTGCTGTTAATCCATGGATATGGCGTGAAAATTTTGATTCGCTGAACCAATATAATGATTCATGATTCACCATCATGGTTTGATTAATATAATCGAAATGCTCACTGTCGTCGTGATGAACATTTTGTAGATTGACATAGTATCCACTTGAGATACTGTCGAGTAGGTCCCGTTTGGCAATATCAAGCATTTCACTGTTTGTTTTATTTAAGGAATTTAGTTCTTTAGGTAATAATTTATCATAAACGAGAGTATAAGGTGAGACACACCTCCCCACAAAGTGTCTAAAACTGCAACATTTGAAGAATAATTTTTTAGAATTGCAAGTGTGGTTGTGTTATAAACGCCATAGATAACCAAACCACTAATAAAGAAAACTCGCGAACGTTCCGACGCGTTCATTGACTTTGTACAAGGAATCAGGATATATAAAATGTTGATTACTAAAAGCAGGTATGCTAATATTGCAGGGACCATTTTTATATTAATACCTTCGTTTTGAATTTTTCTAACACTTTCGTTGTATATTTTATAGTTAAATCCAATCCATACAAAATCCATTATTAAATATATCACTAATACCATAAACAGTTTCATTTATTAATGCCTTTGAAAATTTTATTTTTCATATTAATGCCAACTAAAATAAAACCTTTTTTTACCAATGATAATATAATACGGATGAAAAAGGAAATGAACATTATATCAAAGACAGAAAGCAATATTCTTGTGAACAATTTAAAAGTAGTAACTAAACTAACAGATCGAAAAAGAAATCGGGTTGCCATTTTAAAATTCAATCAATTTCCAAAACGGTTCAAGACTGTGATAAGCGATGCATTGACTCATTTTTATGGTGCTTCAAAGAAATACTCTCCCGAGTCACTTGATTATCAGGTTGAAAACCATGTAAACGCCGGTGTGATGAATGAAGATTTATTATTTGGAGCACATCAGAACTCTGGTGCGGTTGGTCCAAACAGTGAACATGTGATGAGTTTGTTATATTACTATGACATCGAAAACATAGAAACGTCACTTCAATTTTTCAAAACGCTAAAAAAATTCTATTTTTTCTCCCCATGGTTGGAGTATGTGTTTAGTATTCCAATCAAGACTTCAAATATTATTGCGTTTACAGACGCATATCATCAACCTATAGTCGAGCGTTCGTCGATTGATTCGAAAAGAAAGGTATTAGTAATAATTATATCCAGGTAATAGTTAGTTATTAACAACCTAAAGATCCAAAGAATCACCTTCAAAAAAGATAAAGGACGAAATGGATGCACTGTGTAACGATACCAAGCATGCTGTGTACGAGTTTTTGGATATTAAGGACAAGCTACGACTTTATCCGACAATGCAAATGACACGACCGTCACAGAAAGTGGTTAGCCAGCACATGTTGGAATCGTGTGCGTTTATGACTGAAAAGGGGGCGAAGATGCGAGCCATTGGTACATCCGATCTTGATGACGTCGCTCATTTAATTCGCATCATGATACCAACACACAAGGACCTCGAACATGTTGTGAAGGTAGTGACAGATGACATGCGTGATAAAAACCCTTGTAGTCGCACAAGAAGAATACTTAGACTAACTTATGAATTGTATTGGGTAACCTGGCAGCCCATAAATAGACACACGATGTTATAGTAATGGATTTTAATACTTTTGAAAGAAAAACTCTCGATTTACGCGCAAAGCGTATCGAAACCGACACAATGTATCAAAATCAAATTGATAGATACTAAGTTATTGTGCAAGAATAACTAAGTTTTCAATTTGATCAACACGAATATTAACGAAGTATCCTTTATGATGTAACGGAACTATAATTTCAAGGTCGAAGTTATCATTATAAACTTTACTAATAAAACCGTACATTTCATTTTGGCCGACTTCTTTAACATAGATGTACTGTCCGCACATGTATTCATTAGTAAAGTTCATTATTAATAGAAAAATAAAATAACCTAAAGGGGAATACATACAGAGACATAAAGAAACTAAGACGATATGATTTACATAAAGCAAAACGGTGTGCTTCACGATTCGGATGACATGATTCGCAAGTTTGGTGCGACTTCGTTGTGTAAAGGAATCGATTGTGGATTATATTCAATTGACGTACCGAGCAACATTCGTGAGATTCTTCGTATAAACGGTTTCAAGAAGTGCGCATATTCAAATGCTATTTCAAACATGAAAAAGGGGAAACCGATTGAGTATTTGATCAAGGCATCAGGACGTATTAAACTCAAGTTTTCGGGGATGTCTTTACAGGAGGTGCTCGATCATTCGGATGTATGTCAGTCATTTATGTCGAGGATCAGTCTTGCAAATATGTATGAAATTGCATGCAGGAAACAAAACAGGGGGATGATGGAAAAATTTGAAGATGTTGACGTGAAAATCGACCCGATAACATGTGAATCAATAGTCGACCCAGTGTTTATTATGGATGATTTGAAAGCTGGTTGTAAGGTAATATATGACAGGAAGACAATTGAAGGATTTCGTAAATTCGATGCTTTTGTGTATGCGTGGGACATTATAGACGATGAGGTTAGGGAATATCAGTATTTTATACCGACTAACACGTTTCTTTCACCGTATACACGAAAGGTGTTTACAAAGGACAGCATAGTTAATTATGTAAAATATATTAAGTGATGAAGGTGATTACGCTGCAAACCGGGATTTACATATGTATGGGTGTAATAATAGGAATGATGATGTCGTCTGAGAGGGTACCGGAACGAAGACACGAAGAAAAAAAAACGTGTGAAAAGGTGGTACGTCATATAGTAGAGAAACAGATACACACAAGATATACAAATAACGATTTCGATTTCGAGAGGATTGGACATTTACATGCGTCTGAGCGAATAATACCATTATTTGGGAGACAAGTAAGGAGAGGTTCAGATATGTGGCATTACTACACGATGAGTGATGGACAGATACCGGTTCGATTATCATTTATGAACGGTGGTCGTTCAAGCAATTCTGAATATGGATGCAAAGAGTTGTATGATGGAGATAATGTATTTATAGAGGAATACAATAGGGTATTTGCTGCAAATATACAACGAGATTATTTACGTTACAATGGATACTAACTCTTCGACTTGGATATTTTCAGTGATATTAATCAGAGTTTTTTTATATGTGTAGAGACTGTTCGGCATATTTTTATCGCGACGAATCAGCATCAGAGTCCAAAGTTTGTTGGTTACAAACTTGCATTCAACGATGACACAATTCACATTGTCGATGATTTGACCATCGACGTCGAAATTAATATGTGAACTCGAACCGTCTGTAATTTTATTAATAGTTTTTTTGAGTTGACCGTGTTGCTGAAGAAACATGGTACCTCTACAATCCAAAGCGAAATCTACAGTATTTTCAGAACCATTTTTCAATTTGAAATAGGTCAAATGAGTGTTTGTCTTGACATGTGCATTGTTTGGGATGAGAATAACACCATCTGTTACATAATTTCGTTTACGAATCAGAAATTCTTCTACACGAGACAAGGGGAAAAAAGTTTTTTTAATGAATATAACGGCATCAGTTTCGTTGGGTTTGTATTGATTAATAAAAGTATCTGCATGTTTCATGCGTTCGGTAAATGGGAGTGTAGTCGTAGAGACACCACACATGGCAACACAATCATATACGAGGAAAATTGTTTTGCCTTGGTCATTTGTAACGACTTCACCATCGAGCACGGTACCCTTTGCGCATGCTTTTGGAACTCGTACTTTCATGATAAAAGCGTCGAGACGTCTGTTAACAATGCATGCTACCTTTTTATCATTGACAGTACAACAAACGAAGGCGTATCTGACACCATCGGTTTTATCGCAAACCATATAATCGTTTTTAAGTGTTTTAAGATGTTTTCTTTCGATTGACGAAGGTTGGGGGCCTGGAAACGTGTCATTCGATCCGTTCCATATGTCACATACTTCACTGAGAACATTACCGAAGGGATATGGTTTTGTATTCGGGATCATATAGGTATAAGTGATCATTTCTTTAATATAAATCGAGGTCATGTACTCGTTTGGGATTCATAATATACGCGTAAACACGTCCATAAGCCCATTGATATTTGGACGCACCCGGACGGTGACCTGTCAAATATGCTTTAATTCCTCGAGCGAAAACAGCTTTTAAAATTTTAAGGGGTATACCGGTAGCTTTTGCGATGTCTGGAAGTTTACCACTTACGCCTGGATATTTCTTTTTAAATTTTAATGACCACCCGGATGGTTTTGTTTTTATTTTTGCATCAGTTGGAAAAAGAGATGTATCATTACTGTTTTTACGTGAAATCATAGTAACAATACGTGATTGTACATCGCGTTTAGTTCTAAGACCTCTAAAATATTTCAATGGAGTGTAAATTTTAACTTTAAGTTTTTTCTTAGTCTGTTGAATATATAGTTTGAGTTTTTCATCCGTGAGCATTATAATAAAAAGTATTATAAATGAAGAAAGTCGTGAATCCAGAAACAGGAAGAAATATTGTTGTCGGCGGGTCAACACATAATAAGTTGGTTAATTTGAAAAAACCAATAATTTTTACCTATGGACGATTGAATCCTCCAACTAAAGGACATGAAGCAATGATAATGAATATGATTCGACGTGCAAAAGAGAGTGGAGCAAGCGTACGTATAATATTATCACATAGTCAAAACAACAAAAAGAATCCTTTGACAATAAATGAAAAGAAAAAATATTTATCATATTCATTTCCAAATATAAACATGAATGTATCTTCTAAGGAGAGGCAGATAAAAAACATTATAATGGAGTTAAAGGCCAAGCATCCACATGTACAAATGGTTGTTGGTAGTGACCGTGTAAATAGTTTTAAAAAATTTCTTAATGTAAATGTACAGAAAAGCGGAATGAATCGTGTAGAAGGTGGTGTATCCGGGACGAAGGCTCGTATTGCCGCGATGACAAATAATAAAAACGGTTTCAGAGAATGTGTGAGTACAAAAATATCAAATGAAAATATGACACGTATGATGCTAACAATAAAGAAGCGTTTGAAGAACATTCAAACGCGTAAAAAGTAAAACGAATAATTGATTATTTTATAATGTATAACAATGTACAAATTTAATGTAAAAGATTTGCATAGGTTAAAAACACAAGAGCACTTTCATAATGTAGTATTGGATGAAACGGTTCGACAAAGGACTCGAACGTTGAAAACTTTCAAGTTACCCAATATGGACCCGAAGAAAAATAGTTGTAAAGATACGAATGAAAAGAATAAAAAATTAACGTCAACACAATATTTATTTTATGAGACAGTCAAGAAAATGAAAGAACCTTCTGTGCATAGGGGTTTAATAGGTTGGCTTTCAACAGGGTCTGGAAAAACAACAATAGCTTCGGGTATAATTAATGCATTTGCAGACACAGAAAGAACTGTGTATTATATTTCGAAACATGACGCATTGAAGCCACATGTAGAATTCGAGAAAGTACTTGAAGAAATGTATGATACGAAAATAGAGAAATTAAAAGAGAAGTTAAAAATCATGTCTATTGCTTCATTTGCAAATAGGTTAGTCAAAAAGGATATTAATTTAAGCAAAGCAGTTATAATTATTGATGAAGCGCAATATTTGTTTGCACAGCGTGCAGTTCCTCAATTCAGGGATAAACATCGGTATGTAATAAAAACATTATTAGGTGCAGAGGCATTAAAATCTTATGTGTTTATTTTAACAGCAACACCTGGAGATGATGTAGATGAATGTTTAACACTGATCAATATAGTTCGGAGACAAGACGAAGAACTGTGTACATTTAATACACATACCAAGCATCTACTTGGAAAATTGTTTTATCTGAACATGTCAAAAGATTTAAGCATATTTCCCAAATTGACCGCATTATCATCAAATCATCCTCTCACAGAAAAGATACATCTAGGACGTTATATGGAAAAACTTAAAGCAAGTAAAGGAACTATGAATGACGTAAAGACACTTCAGAAATGGTCAAATAATTTGTTTAAAAGTGACAATTTCAGTGAAAAGATTCAGGGGATATTCGCTTTGATAAAGAAACATCCCGGTAAACATTATATATACAGTCAATATGGTAAACAGGGGATATCTGATTTAGCAAAATACCTTGAAAAGATGGGGTATAAAAAGGCCAGTAAAACGAATATGAACAAGGAGACAAAAAAATATATATTAGCGAAGGCGAGTGATAAATTCAATACAAGTGTGGAGAATAATCCTGTCATGAAGAAATTTAATAGTTTGGAAAATATGAACGGATCAAACATAGAACTATTTCTTGCAACGGATAGCTATAATACGGGTATTGATTTAAAAGATGTAAGACATGTACATTTTATGGAACCTTCTATAAGTCATACAGATGTCATACAAGGTATAGGAAGGGGAGTGCGGATGTGTTCACACGCTCATTTGCCTAAAAAGGATTGGAAGGTAACAGTACATACACATTTTAGTGTTCCAAAGTTAAAATCAGACAGTATAGATAGGACAGTAAATGAAAACAGTATTTCAAAATATAATGTATTGAATGTATTATTAATGAATTTAAAACGGTATGCTTTGGATTGCAAGGCATTAAATAAATTTCACGGAGGTGACTTTAAATGCGCGAATATTACAGTATCAAGAAGGGAACCGTTTCGACATTAAACAATATAAGGATAAAACAGATGGTTAATGGTATATGGAGCAAGTTCACGCGAAAGGTATTCAATTTGGACTACTATCTTCCGATGTATTACGGAAGATATCGGTATTAAAAGTAGAGAGCAATGATCTATATGATAAAGGTATACCGAAAGCAGGTGGTCTATGTGATTTAAGGCTGGGAACAACTGACAGACAGTTCAAATGTCAAACATGCAACGGCGATATTCTGGTATGTCCTGGGCATTTTGGACATATTGACCTTGTGATTCCCATGTATCACATTGGATTTATGAAAATGGTGATGAAGGTATTGCAGACGGTGTGTTTTGAATGTTCTAAATGTTTAATTGATATTCCGTGTACATTACGTCAAGGAGACAAGAGATTTAAGACGATGCATGACAAATGTAAAACCAAATATGAATGTGTACATTGTTCAGCGATACAACCTAAATATTCATTTGATGCATACAAGATTTATATGGAATTGAACGATGAAAAGAAACTGTGTACGGCGCGTAATGCATTATTTATAATCAAACGTATATCTGATAATGATGTGAAATATATTGGGTTTAATCCCGAACATGGACATCCAAAAAATTTGATTTTAACAACAGTACCAGTGAGTCCACCCCAAGTGCGACCGTCTATTTTAATGGATACATCATTGAGAAGTCAGGATGATCTCACACATAAGTTATCTGAAATCATACGTTCTAATATTAACCTCGGTAAACACATTGAAACAAACACGAATGAAAATACCATCACAGAATTTACTAATTTGTTGCAATTTCATGTGAATACTCTTATTGACAATGAGATTCCTGGACAACCGCAAGCGACACAAAGGACGGGTAGACCAATGAAAGCAATTTCACAACGATTGAAGGCGAAAGGTGGGCGTATTAGGGGTAACTTGATGGGGAAACGCGTAAATTTCTCTGCGCGGTCAGTTATTACAGCAGAACCGAACATTGATTTGGATGAACTTGGCGTTCCTATTGCAATCGCTGCAAATATGACAGTACCTGAAACTGTTACAGAATTTAATAAACACATAATGGAGTCGTATGTAAGACAAGGGCCAATCATTAAGACAACACAACAAGTAGGTGCGAAATATGTGATACGAGAGGATGGTACCAGGTGTGATATGAGATTCAAGTCGGATGATTTTATTCTTAAAATAGGTGATGTTGTTGAACGAACAATGAAAGACGGCGATTTAGTAGTTTTCAACAGGCAACCGACGTTGCATAAGATGTCAATGATGGCACACAGTGTGAGGGTAATGGAACATAAAACGTTTCGGATGAACCTTTCAGCGACGACACCATATAATGCGGATTTTGATGGTGACGAAATGAATTTACATCTTCCACAATCGATGGCGGCAAAAGCAGAGTTGAAGGAATTAATGATGGTAACGAATAACATTGTATCGGCACAAGCGAATAAGCCAGTGATTGGAATTGTGCAAGATTCATTGCTTGCTTCGTGGAAGATGACAGGTCGAGACATATTTTTTACAAGGGAAGACATGACGAATATAGTAATCAATTCAAAGGAACGTATTCAAAATGTAAAGATACCACCTCCGACAATTTTAAAACCAATTCGTATGTGGACAGGAAAACAAATTTTTGCAATGCTTATTCCTCGTGACTTTTATTTTTACAGAAAATCATCTTGGAATAGCCCTGATGACAAAGTATCGTTTACAATTGACGATTCTGAGGTTATTATTCAGAATGGATGTATAGTTTCAGGACAATTGTGCAAAAAGTCGTTGGGTTCATCTGAGGGTGGCATAATTCATCGATTGTGGTTGGAGTATTCGCCTGAGATTGCGAAGAATTTCATATCATCGCTTCAGTATATGGTGAATTATTTCATTCAAAATAGTGGTTTTAGCATTGGTGCTGGGGATGTATTTATTGACAAGGAGACTAAGAAAAAAGTAAAAGTATCAATTGAGGAATCAATTACACAGGTGAGACAGATTTTGCATGTAAGTCAACAGACATCGAACAAAGAACTATTTGAAAAGAAAATCAATCATATTTTGAATAATGCAATGGCACAAAGCGGACGATTCGTTCAAGACAAAATCACAATTAAAAACAATATTCATGCAACTGTAACAGCAGGTTCGAAAGGATCAGTGCTTAACCTGTCACAAATCATGGCATGCGTGGGACAACAGAATGTAAACGGTCAGCGCATTATTGAAGGTTACAATGATAGACCTTTACCACATTTCCCGAAACACGATCAATCTCCAGAGGCACGAGGATTTGTGAAACATTCATATTTAGAGGGTCTGGAAGCGCACGAGTTTTTCTTTCATTCCATGGGTGGACGGGAAGGTGTAATTGACACCGCTGTTAAATCAGTAACTGGCGATACAGAACTTGTGCTAATCGAGAATGGAAATGCACTGAACGTAAGCATCGGCGAATGGATTGATAAACAGCTGCTGAATCATAAAGACAAAATAAAATATCACGATGAAACGGAGGCCAACATGGAATTACTGGATATTGACAAAGCTGGCATTGTGGCGTATATTCCCACTACGACAAATGATGGAAAAATGAGTTGGGGTAAGATTACAAATGTAACTCGGCATGACCCCAGTGATATTATATATAAAATAACGACCGATGGAGGACGAAGTGTAAAAGTGGTGGCATCTAAATCACTACTTGTTTGGAACGAAGACGAGGACGTGTTTGTTCCTACTGACACGACAGAAGTGCATGTGGGTGATTACGTGCCTGTATCGTTTAATTTTCAGAACAATCATTCGACAACACACAAAATTGATTGTTTGGTACTTGATGGTGAAACTGGATTTTTTATTGGTGTCTATTTGGCGAGTGGACATTCTGATTTTAAAACTGGGAAAGTCGCTATTACACATATGGATGGTGAGCATATACAAAGAGTACAGAGATGGTTTGAACATAATGGAATCAAACATGAGACGATGCATACGACAGTGGTCGGTGATTCTGCCATGTTAGCAAATTGTTTGATTGAAATGTTTGTAAAGGATGAGATTCCTGCCGAGTTTCATGTGGCGCCTGATGACTTTATCAAGGGATTTGTCGAGGGCTATTACATATTTAATGGATTTAATTCGGAAAACACAATAGGAATAAGCGGGTGCTCACAAACCCTCGTCAATGGTATAAGTATGTTGTTGTCGAGATTTGGTATATATAGTGAAATATTCAACAAGGTTATAAAAATTCGGTCAACGTTTGTGCAGCGTTTTGTGGAGGTTATTGGTGTCACGCTACACGATGTGTATGATAATTCCGAGGCGACAAACATTTTTAATGCAATTCGGACGAAGAATGATACTGTACTTGACCGGATTGCATCGATAGAAGTGTTTGAATCGAGCGAGTACCCAAAAGTGTATGATTTTACTGTACCGTCGACATTGAACTTCGGTCTTGCAAATGGATTGCAGGTGTACGACACGTCAGAGACTGGATATATTCAGAGGCGTCTTGTGAAGGCGATGGAAGACTTGATGGTTGAATTTGACGGTTCAATCAGAAACTCATCATCGGATATAGTGCAATTTATGTATGGCGACGATGGTTATGACGGTGCATTGTTAATGACACAACGTGTGTATAAAGATAATAATTCAGAACATGCATCAGCAGAAGAAATAAACGAGTTGTCCAATATTCATAGTAGTATGTCGTCAGTGAAATCACCATTACTGATTGATGTTATGTGTGAAAAGTATAAACGGAATTGTCCAACAACCTTAAAACACGCAGACGTATATAATGATGTGAAAAATATGTTGACAGAAATGAAGGTGTTTAGCGGAATCATTCGGAATCAGGTATTAACGGCTATGTCGTCGAAGCGGATAATTGACGAGTATAATATAACCCCTGAAGATTTTGCGCATATGAAAGAGAATGTTGTATATCAACATAATCGTGCCAAAGTCTGTAAAGGTGACATGACGGGTATTATAGCAGCACAATCGATGGGTGAGGTTGTGACACAATTATGTTTGAACACGTTTCACTCCGCTGGAATCAGTGCAAAGAATGTAACACTGGGTGTACCAAGATTCAAAGAGCTAATCAACGTCGCAAAAAATATCAAGTCACCAATCATGACATTACCTCTACGAGATGAGTATAACAATTTAGACAATATTGATTTCATTGCACAAACTCTTGAGTATGTCAATATTCAATCCTTAATTTCACGGAAATATATGTCATACAAACGATTGGAAATGACGGAACATTATCTTAGTCTTGGGAATGTTCCTGAATATTTTGGAACGAGTATTGTATTCCATTTCAATATGGACGCATTGAAGCGTTCTGGGAAGACACTTTTTGACATTTATATGTGTATAATCAAGAATTATGAGGATACCTTGATACCTGTATATAATCATGAGAACGACGACCCAATAATGGAAATTTTGGTATTAAACGAGGAAGACATTAATGAGCGATACATATTTATTTTAATGAATAAAATCATGTCAAAACTGACCATTGACGGGACAGAAGAAATAAAGCGAACATATGTACGAAAGGATGATACAAATGGGAAATGGTTTATTGAGACAGATGGTTTAAACATAGAGCATATATTTTCATCGCCGTACTTTGATCATGCAAACTGTACATCAAATCATGTAATGTATACATACGAGCATTTCGGAATTGAGGCTGCCAGGAATACATTATTAAAAGAGATTAAGCACGTGATCGAGTTTGATGGTGGTTATGTAAATCGAAGACATTTCTATATTTTAGCTGACACTATGACACATAAGGGAGACATCATGCCAATTACAAGACATGGAATTAATAAGGCGAACACAGGACCACTCATGAAATGTTCATTTGAGGAAACGATAGATATTTTAACAGATGCTGGCATATTTTCAGAATTTGACCATCTCAACGGTGTAACAGAGAATATCATTATGGGTCGTCTGGCACCGATTGGGACAGGTTCATCCAGTATTATTTTCAAAACTCCAAAGTTGGATATGAAAGACTTGGACTTTGATATCATAGAACCTGAAGTAGATGATGAATTTGTGCCTGCATCTGAATCTGGTTCCGAACACACAGAAACATATTATGACATAGAATCGAACGTATGCACTGAAACCTATTACGATGAAGACGCATCTACAACTTGTACCGAAACATATTTCCCAATGTAATGTAATATGAGTGAAGTGTATGTATTGTTGTCAAGTACAGCTATATCATTAGCGTGTTTTTGTACACAAAGTTTTTTACAATGGAGGAACGAGATGCATATGAAAAAAGGTATAAATACAATGAGTCGAATGAGTGATTTGCTTAGTCGATTTTATTGGCCGATATATATGAGGCTTGTACAATTCGAGATATCGGGTGATCGTGTTATACTTAAAGAAATATTAGTAATTTTACACGAAGAAATGGGTAAAGCGGCACCCAAGACGATAATAGCGGAACCAGTAGTAAGGCTGATAATGCATATTACAAACGAAAAATGTCCGTACCCGAAGGACATAATTCAGGTGTTTAGGACAAGAACATTTGAAATTCAGAAAACATATAATGACATATATTTCAATATATAACGTCATTACATAGAGGACATTTGTTTCCATTTATGAGCCAAGTGTCAATGCAATTTAAATGGAAAATGTGATGACACTTGAGTGTTTTAATTATTTCACCGCTTAAAACGGATTCTATGCATATGGGACAAGACATTTCGTTTCCTTCATATACTTCTTCTGGTAATAGAACACTAACTTTGTTTAAAGGTACATTTCTTAAAGATGTATTATTTGGTATAGCGAATGTCAGGAGCAATCTTCTGCAAATGGATGTAAATATACATGCACATGTAATAATTAGGACAAGTTGCGCGAATACGAGTGAAGTAAATAAATTATACCATGGGGGATATGTTTGTGTAAAAAGGGTCGCATTTGCATGAAGATAATGAGACATATTATGTTCTGTGAAAACGACTGGTAGGCGACAAAGCGTACTATTATAAGAATCATGAAATGTTACTACAACAAATTGAGACTTAAGTTGAATGGCTTTATTTTGAATTTCTAAAAGAGTAACAAATGGCTTTAAATTTACATATACACCTCCAATACACTCATTACATAACGTACCTGAGTATAAATTTGCATTGATACATGGGAGAGACCAATATGGTATGTGTGAAGAGATAAGTTTACCATTTACATTAAGGTCGCCAAATTGACGTGTCATTATAAGTAAATAATAAGTTTTGTATTTAAGTAATTGAAAAATTAAATTGTAAAGGGAATTAATGCACAGGGGTTACAAGATTGAAACAAAATTAGATGAATCTGATACAAATTCAGATGACGAATATTCATCCGACGAAGAAATAAAACACGGGTACACCTTCATTCGTAAAAGTCGGAAAAATCCCCCTAAAATCGAATCTGCTTTTTTGTTAACCGAGGATTATTTATCAGACTGAATCGTATTTTTTTGTGCATGCTTTTTTATGCCATCGGTCCCATGATTTATTCATATCAAGTTTATACATGCCACAGATATGCAACATCATTTCAAAGATTTTGACAAGATGTTCTTTGGTTTGGACACCATTATTATTACGCATAGTTTGTGACAGTAATTGCATGTGTTCGCTAATTTCAAACCAGCAGACAGGGGTATTATGCGAAGGAATTTTAATTGAGTTGAAATCCATGGTTAATATGATCACGCGGTAATTTTTTAAATAGCTTATTTGTTAAGCATTTTCAGCATGAGTTTATTATGCGTATCAAGTGATTTTTTTATACCAAACAAGGCTTCTGCAATATTAGTTCCATCCTCTGTGACGAAAAAATTACTTAGAATTTGTCCGATATCAAGTTGATTAAAGTCGTCTTGGTCGTCTTGATCGTCAAACTCATCCATTTCGTCATTCGAATCACTTTGTTCCGAGACATCATCAACAGTTGTTTCAGTTTTGTCATCTGCGATAACGTTGGCCATTACACTATACATTTTTTTTGAATTGAATTTTATCCGCATTTTTTTATTTTGTAATATAATGTCAGGTGTTAAAGATGCATTATCGAAAATAAATGTAAAACGCGAGGGTCAACTTATTGCGTACGATACTTTCAATTCGACAGTAATGTCAATTCAAATTGGATTTACATTGGCGACTGCATTGGCGTTTAATGAATACATTAAATCTTTATTAGCAACCTCTCTTAATAAACAAGGACCTACTGCCTATCTCAAATACGCTATATCGATAGCTATAGTATCTGGAATTGCCCTTTCACTGACCAATAGGTATGTGACTTCAAATGGCACAGAGGAAGATAATACAATACAAGGAAAATTAAAACGTCGTCTTGAAATAGCTTAAAGATAAAGTGTATTATAGACATAGAAATGGAAGTACTTGACACCTTCGTAAACATAAACTTATTGGTACAACAACAGGTGTCTTCATATAATGAATTTATAGGAAATGCCCTTCAAAATATAATTGACGAGGTCGGCTATGTATCCAACGATACACATGAAATATACTTTGGAAAATCGTATATTTCACGTGCATCTGTATCTGAATTGGATGGTACAACACATATTGTGTATCCGGACGAGGTTCGTATGCGTAATTTGAGTTATTCAAGCAGTATATTTGTAGATATACGTTTGAAGACGTTATCGAACCAAAGCGAACAAGAGTTTGATAAATGTTTTATGGGACGAATGCCTATGATGGTTGGTTCAAAGTATTGCAATACACAAATTGCACCAAATGATAAGGAATGCAAGATGGATCCTGGAGGATACTTCATTATAAATGGTAATGAAAAAGTGTTAATTAGTCAGGAGAAAATGAATAATAATAGGGTGTATGTATTTCATAAAAATACTGCAAAATACACAACATCTGCAGAGTTACGGTCATTGTCAGAGGGAGATACGAAAAGTACGAGCACAATTGTGATGAATATCACCGTGGCCAACGCTGATTTGGAGCAATATCTTCGTATAAATATACCATTTATGAAATGTGAGTTATGCATTTTTGTTGTATTGGAAATTCTCGGTTGCACAGATTTCAGTACAACAATTGATAATTTTGATAACGAACAATTCAAATATGCACTTTTTTCATCACTACAAGAATATAAATTAATAAAAGACAGACATAATATATTTGATTATGTAAACAAAAAACTTATCAACCCGTGTAAAAATGATGAAGTCGAGTTGTATGTTCGGGGATTATTTGACAAACAATTTCTACCTCATATTGGCTATGACGATTCAGATGATACGAAAGGAAAGAAATCTAGTTTGTTTGGATATATGATTGACCAACTTATACAGACGGATTTAAAATGGAGAAACCAGGACGACCGCGATCATTATAAAAATAAACGCATTGATTCTGCAGGCTTTCTGATGGCAGGGTTGTTTCGTCAGTTGATGAAGAAAATGTTAAAGGACATGAAAACAACAATGGCAAAGTCGACAGACACAAATATTGTAAATATATCGAGTTTGATGAAGACAAAGTTTATAACGAATGGTTTCAAGTATTCTCTTGCGACGGGTAATTGGGGGTCTGGTAATAATACAATGAATATGAGAACAGGTGTATCACAAGTGCTCAATCGTCATTCATATTTGAGTACACTTTCTCATTTACGGAGAATCAATTCTCCAATTGGAAAAGATGGTAAATTAACAACACCCCGGCATTTACACGGTAGCCATGCGTTTAGGATTTGTCCTTGTGAGACTCCAGAGGGACAAGCCTGTGGGTTGGTAAAGAATCTCGCAATATCAAGTCACATATCGATCGGTCAGTCTTCTACAGCAATTCGAGACTTTATTGTAAACATGGATGTTATATCACCCCATGGAACTGAACGTATATTTGTGAATGGGTATATAATGGGTAAATGCGTTGATGCGTCTACAGTTGTATCGATCTTAAGACGAATGAAACGCTGTTGTGATTTGAGTCAAGAAACTGGAATTGTATATGATGAGAAAAATAAAGAAATTCGTATACATACAGATCCGGGAAGGTGTATGCGACCTCTTTTTTTGGTTATTAACAGAGAACTTGTTTATAATAAGACGAAACATGGTAAATTCAAATGGGAACAGCTGATTTCTAATGGAATCGTTGAGTTCATTGATCCTGATGAAGAAGAAGAAGCCCTTATTGCAATGACAGTTGAAAAATTGCACGAACACGATTACACACATTGTGAGATACATCCAAGTTTGTTATTGGGAGTATGTGCGTCTATAATTCCGTTCCCAGACCACAATCAATCACCTCGCAACTGTTATCAATCTGCAATGGGGAAACAGGCGATTGGAATGCCAATGACAAATCATAATGACCGTATTGATAGTTATTCGCATGTATTGTGGTATCCACAGAAACCACTTGTACAAACTAAAATGACAGAAAATATAGGTTATAATGCATTACCATCTGGGGAAAACGCTATTGTTGCTATCGCGTGTTATACTGGGTATAACCAGGAGGATTCAGTTATTATGAACAAATCTTCTGTTGATAGAGGATTGTTTAGGTCGTATTTTTATAGAACATACAAAGACGAGCAGAAACAAAGTGGAAATTTCGCTAAAGAGCAATTCGAATGTCCTGATAAACAAGCAACGGTTGCAATGAAATTCGGAGATTATTCAAACCTTGACATTGATGGTTTAGTTTCACCCGGAACAGTGCTAAAAGACGAAGCGATAATCATTGGTAAAACGCTTGGTCTACAAACTCCATCGGCACTTGGACATACAAAAAAAGATATTAGTATTCCAATAAAAAATAACGAGGACGGTGTTGTGGATAAGGTCGTAATAACGACAAACGAACAAGGACTTATTTTAACGAAAGCACAAATGCGTTCGATGCGAGTACCGGAGGTTGGTGATAAATTCTCGAGTCGTCACGCACAGAAAGGAACCGTTGGTATGATGTATAATCAAGAAGATATGCCGTTTACGAGCGAAGGCATATCACCTGACATTATTGTAAATCCACACGCTATGCCAAGTCGTATGACAATTGCACAGCTGATTGAATGTATAATGGGAAAAGTATGCTCAATTAAGGGTACCTACGGAGACGCGACACCGTTCAATCAATTAGACCCTGATGATATTGCATCAGAACTGGGAATGCTTGGATTTCAAAAATATGGTTTTGAAACAATGTACAATGGGATGACGGGTGAAAAGATAGAGGCAAAGATATTCATTGGACCGACTTATTATCAGCGTTTGAAGCACATGGTGAATGATAAAATTCATTCACGAGCGAGAGGACCTATACAAATATTGACCCGTCAGCCAGTAGAAGGGCGAAGTAGAGATGGTGGGTTACGCTTTGGTGAAATGGAAAGGGACTGTGTCATCAGTCATGGAGCTTCTGCTTTTCTAAAGGAGAGATTATTTGATCATTCGGATGCATACGAACTACCAGTGTGTAAGACTTGTGGAATGATGGCTGTGATTGACCAAAAAACGGGTGTACACAGTTGTAATGTATGTAAAAATGACAAAAATGTGGTAAATACTCAAATACCATATGCATGTAAGCTTTTATTTCAGGAATTGATGTCGATGTCCGTTATACCAAAGATAATTATATAAATATAAAAATACCATTCATGATATTTGGACCATACCTGTAAAAGGAATAATCTCGACGTGCCTATGTATGCATGGCTACCAATACATTCTGACCCACCAGAAAAAAATACCATTGTTAACCTTGAAAACTTTGAATCTATATGGTCAACATCATTATGGGGTAAAGGGATTCTTTCAAAATATCACAACAATGTCATTCATATTCCACATTCTATCGATTCGCTTTATTTTGACGGCGTTTTGTCTAATGAATCTCGTCGTAGTGAAATTCGAAAAAGTATGGGGATATTAGAAGAAGCGTATGTTTTTTTGATGGTTGCTCGAAAAACATTCAGGGTTCTGTAGGTTACACACGCACGAATGTTATTATCAACTGGCCACATGCACTTGATACTTACCAAACAGAGTGTAAAGTATCCGATTTAAAACATGGATATGCTGATTTGAATATGTATAATATGACTGATTTCAAAACATGCGTATTAGTTCCTGAGCTTTTAACAGATGCGATTTTACAAGTATCCAATGAGTACTACATGACGTCCACACATATAAAGAGCTTTGACAATATTACTTTGATTGTACGCGATAAAAATAAATCATACGGTTTAGGGTTTATTGCCGATCAAAACGTATTTGTAACGTTTGACTACCCGATACTATATATAAACACCATTGATAACGTAAATATGTATAAAGTAACTCTACCAACTTTTAATGGTATTATACAAAAGGAAAATATGCTCATTCATGGTTCGTTTGTGTATATACCAGTTTATAATATGAAACACATCGCTTGGATTTACGATATCGAAAAGAAAACACAACAACTTATTGAGTTGGTAACCCCATTACACGCAACGTGTTTTATTAAATATTCTGATGGTTTTTACATTTATGGTTCAACTGACAACAAACTTATAGTTAAGAAAATCACATATCATGACCTTTCTCTTCCAAACCAATAAAATTCAGCGACATCGCCTTGTGTGCATTTTCCATTCGTTCGAACGGTCCCCATAGTTCAATAACATGCGTATCTTTGCGCCACCATACGTATTTCAACTTGTGTTCAGATGTAAATGTTTTAAAATGTTCACCGTTGATTCCCATCACATTTTCGATGTCTGCTACCCTGACGTGTTTGACGTTCACGTGGGAATAGTGAGAATTCTGAGTAACGTAAACCATGATATTTATAATATGGTGGTAATTCTTTAGGTTATTTAATATATATTTACGACTGAGAATGTCCTGTCTTCAAAAGTTATACTTCCACGATATGACTCAACAACTATAGTGACTTCCGACGATGAGGGTGGTATGATCGTATGCAGCGAGATGATACCCCCTTTTCTTTCATCTGTGAGTACATCAATACATCTCTTGGAATAGCGTATACCGTTAGATTCAATATAAAGATTGTATTTAGAGATTTTATCAGTTGATATGAATATGGAAGCGTTGGGAAGGTCTGGAAATCCAGTGACTGCTCCTGCGTTTGTACCTATATCACCGTATACGAACGTTGTTGCACTTGTATTCGATACTGCTCCAGCAGTAGCAAACACCGCAAAAGCACTTACCGAATTAATTTCCGTTTGATATGTTGACACATCTGTAGGGATAGAAATATTAGAATTTGTGAGTGCAACTGCACCTGCCATAGATAACAATCTTCCATTAAGTTTTCCCCCTGACCCCATAGATGCAGCAGCAGCTGCAATGCAGGTTCCTGGAAATACATGTTCACCTGTGTGTGCGAGAGCCAATGCAGCTCCCGATGTTGTTATCCAGAATATATTAGCGGAGACAACACCACCTTGAAGTGTAACGCGTGTGCTTGCATTTGTAGAAAATGCCCCATCAAATCGAAAAACAAAAACATCTGTTGATGATCCATTTAAAGTCAACACGGATGCAACCCCAGCACCGGATACCCAATACACACCAGCTGAAAGTGTTATATTGTTCAAAGGGGTTGCAAGCTGTTGTGTTATTGGTAATACTATAAGCATGTTATATAATTCAAATAAATCATCTTTTACTCGGCGTGTGACAAATTCAGGGCGAGTTATGTATTGCGAATTAAAATGTACAACATGCGCACACGAATCATCGATTTCAGATATAGTTTCTATATTTTGTGTTAAACCCGATGTGACTTCTATTGGCGTATTCTCGTCCCTTAGTCTATAAAATGGTGATTTTGCTTTATCAATTTTCAAAGCCAAACCATCTTCTAAAGCGATTTTGGTTGCAAATGGTGTAATGCCATCTACGTCAAAATCACCTGTTATATGCACCTTAGTTGTAATGTTTTTACCTATAATAATCGTTTCACCGGATGGTATTATCAGAAGATTTCCAAGGTTGGATACTTTATAATCACAAGACATATTACTATATATGAGATAAGCATTTAAGTCTTTAATATCTTGCTCAAAACCATAAATATTACAAACGACATCATAAACATCGCTATTATATCTTCACGCTTTTCATCAAAAGTCATGCATTTATATAGGTTCTTTTTATCCAAACAACTTTTTGATTTTACATTTATATTTTTTGTTTGTTTAATCATCACAGCCTCGTTGTTATAAACGTCATCCGCATCTTCGTAAGTCATTGTTGTATATACATTTTTTATTTAAGATTTTAATATTGGATTAATACCACTATTTTTAACTGTATTATATCCAGAGTAAAAAAGAAATTTCTTATCGTTGTCAGACACATTAAAATTTATAGCTGAAATAGTTCCTGTCGGTATTTCGATTCGAATACCATTCAGGTCAACAGGAGTTTGTATGTTAAATAATAATGTTTCTACCATTGCTGATGTAAACGATAAAACATTATTGATACGGGACGTATCTGATATACTAACAAGGTCAAGAATTATTGGGGTAGTATCCTCAAAAGCGTCGATAGGTATATTTCGCAAACATCCACCATCTACATAATATTTATTATCATATTTTACCGGTGCGAAAAAATAAGGTATACACGCACTTATTTGTACTGCTTTCGCAACTTCCATAGAAGGGGTTAAAATATAATCGAACCAGACAAGTTTTCTATCTGATACACAGGTTCCAGTTAATTTAAGGTGTACACCTGTTTTTATAAATAAATCTTTGAAAGTTATTCTAGATATTCCAAATTTTCCTTCAAGTATTTTATTTAAATACGATTCAATGTAAGTTCCTTTATGATAACCGTAATTTTTGTACAATCGGAACATATCTCTGAAACAACCTATTGAAGAATCTTTTATTTTCTTAAAAGGTGTTGCAAACATGATTTGTTTTAATTCTTCTGAACTAAACCTTGACGCGACTAAGGCTGCAACAAGAGCGCCAGAGCTTGTTCCGGAAACATGCATAATACTTTCAAAAATACCAAATTCTGAAAGACATGCAATGGCACCTGTATGGGCAATTCCTTGAACCCCTCCACCTTCGAGTATTAAAGAATATTTCATTTATTTTATTATAGAATATAAAGCCATGAGTTTTGCCAATAAAGGAGAACCCTCGAAAATGGTTATGGGTGGAATCATGTTTTTATACACCCTTATCGCTGCTACAATATCCGCTCAAGGATTTATCAAAGTAATTCAAGATAAATGTTCAGATACCAAAGGAACTAAATTATATTTTTTATTGTCTATTATATTTCTTTCTTTTAACATATGTATGCGAGCAGTTGCACATAGTTTGATTAACTTTCCTAATATATCGCGATTTTACGTTTTTCCTACTATAGGTTTTAACCTTGTACTACTTCTTTTGCTTGGTCTTTTTCATGGGGTTGGTGATTACAAGGCATGTGATGAATCATCTATTGCTGGACTTAATAAATTTAATCAAGTGGAATTAAAAACAAATCCTGTGACTGATATCGGAAACTTCAAAATACGTTTGAAAAAACTAAAAGAAGATACAAGCAACTATAAACAAGATGAATTATTTAAAGAAGAGCACGTGATAGAGTGGAAGTATATATCAGAATTTTGGAACAACACCCATATCAATGAACCCAACACACCTGATAAAGGATTAACATTAAGTCAACTTTTAACTAAGCTTTCTGATATACGTAGTGATAATAAGGAAGGCGAACATGAAATATTTATGACAAATTACAAAGAACAATTTGAAAAAAACTGGTTGAAAACTGAAATTCAAGATTGGAACACTGAAAACAAAACGGAATTCGAGTTATTAACAACACTGAGAACACTTTGTGTAAAGTTTGAAATAGATATAAAAGACATGGAAGCTAACGAAAAAGCAGAAAAAATGAAGGAAAATGAACAATGTTCAGCCGGCAATATAGCGTTGAATGACGAAAAAATTTCAGAATTTTCAAAATATCCGTTGGAGAATATAATGAAGTCATTTAGAAAACTGACTGAAGATTATGATGATTTAAAAATTGTATATTCTAAGAACCGTTTGGAGAACTCTATGCGTGAAACAAAAACCGATAATTTTAACGTTGCATCTATAGTTATAAAATCATTGGCGTACATGTTTGTCGTGCAGCCATCTATAGAAATCATCCACATATCATATACTTTAATAGATATGATGAGACAATATGATTCTGGTTCGTGGGTCATGTTCCTAAAAGTATTCATGGTTTTAATGGCAGTTTTATTTGGAGTCGCTGCGTTTGCACCGAGTAAAGTATTTGACGTTGATGAATTGGTTAATAATATTGGGAACCTCGGTAAAAAGGGGATAAAAGAGTCCAAAAAGGTAACAGCAGACGCTGCAGATGCCATTACCGAAGAAGTTAAATCGTCATAAGGGGACCTTAAGGACAATATAACTATTTAAAAATATATATTGTTATTATATCATAACATGATGCAACTGTTCGGTAAGAAAGCTTGCGAGAACTGCAAAGTCGTTAAGGGAGTATTGGAAACCCAGGGAACAAACTTTACCTACAATGAAGTGGAAAATTTATTCAAAGCTGAAAAAATTCTAACCAACATGGGATTAAATGTCGATATCGAATGCATAACGGTATTTCCATTTGCGGTCGATAAAGGTAAAGTATATGCATACGATGAAATTGTAAATAATCTTCTTGAGCCGATACTGTTTCCACGAGACGACCGATACACATTATTTCCAATTCGTTATCAGAACGTATATGAAATTTTGAAAAAGTCACGAGCGTCGTTCTGGAATCCCGAAGAAATTGATTTTTCGAAAGATTATGAAGATTGGATTTCACTCGACGAAAATACAAAAACATTTTTGAAACATGTACTGGGTTTTTTCGCGAGTGCCGACGGAATAGTGCTTGAAAATCTTGCATCGCGATTTACGAGAGAAATAAAGATTCCGGAAGCATTACACTGTTATGCAGTACAAGAAGCAATGGAGGCTATTCACAGTGAGACATATAGTTTATTGATTGAAACGTATGTTAAGGATCCTAAGGAGAAATCTCAATTGTTTAACGGAGTGAAGGAAATCCAGTCCATCAAACAAAAAAGCGAGTGGGTAAAGGAATGGTTGTTGGGTAAACAAACATTCGCCGAACGATTGATTGCGTTTGCATGTGTTGAAGGAATCATGTTTTCTGGAAGTTTTTGTGCTATATTCTGGATGAAAAAACAAGGTAAAATGCCAGGATTATCTTTTGCAAATGAACTCATTTCACGAGATGAGGCATTACATACAGAACATGCAGTTTGTTTGTTTCATCACCTTAGGTTCAAACCATCTGAGGAAAGTGTACACAACATAATCAAAGGTGCGGTTGCACAGGAGAAAACGTTTATTATCGAGAGTTTAAAGTCGAGACTCATCGGAATGAATGATGTATTGATGGGCACGTATATCGAGTTTGTCGCTGACAGGTTACTTATCCAGCTCGGATACAATAAGGTGTACAATTCGAAGAATCCATTCGATTGGATGGAAAATATAAGTCTGAACGGTAAGACCAATTTCTTTGAGAAACGTGTCGGTGAATATGCCAAAAGTGGTGTGATGACAGGAAATGAACATGTGTTTGAGTTTGACAATGATTTCTAAAGGAGTTTATTTTTTTTGATACCTGTTTTTTTTACAGTTACTGATATAGAATTTTTTTTCCTAAGTATTTTATTAGGGTCGGATGTCGGTGATTCTTGATCATCATGTTTAGGATTATATTTTTTTTTATGCACCTCCCAAAACTTTTTAGCTCCTACTCGGAATGAACCAACAGGATAGATTTTAGCTTTATACCAAAAGACAACATCTTCTATCTTGTTGCTTTTACTAGTATTATCTAATACCAGACATTCATAATTTTCGGTACAACTATTTAGCACTTGCGCAAAGGTTTCAAAATTTGGGAAAATACCAAAAAAATGTTTATATATTTTTTCTCTGTTTTGGATAATGTTTTCTCTTAAAATGAATACATAATCAACATTCGCCCTCAAATCAGGACTTAAGTCCATGCAGTACTGCATGGTTAACATGAAGAATATATTCCAGTGACGGCCGTTCATGAATATCGCCCGGGTACATTTGTCTCGTACAAGGCGTTTATCATACATACAATCATCAAGAAGAACAAAAGCATTCGAGTTTTCAGTTTTCTTTTTGCAGAGGCCTTTTTGACGTAATATGACTTTATCCAAAACCTCCGACTTATACTCATTATATATGAAAAAATCGGGTATGAATTGTTGATAGTAACTGTTTCCTTCTTCAGTTCCAGACATAACAATACCGACAGGTAACTTTTGTTTATGATAAAGAATATCTGTGACAAGGGTTGTTTTTCCGGTTCCACGTTTTCCAATAAAAACGAGTACACGATTATCACCTATTGAAGATGGATCAAATTTCTTTAAACTAAGATCCATCTGCTAATATATGTGTACATTTAATTCGTTCGTTTCAGGCGCACGTGATTTTTTTTCTTTGTGTATAGTACTTACAAAATGGGAGGAGGACTTATGCAACTCGTTGCCTATGGTGCCCAAGACGTATATCTTACTGGAGACCCAGAAATCACATTCTTCAAGGCCATTTACCGCCGCCACACTAATTTTGCCATTGAATCGATTGCACAAGTTTTTAACGGAACCACTGGTTTCGGACGGAAAGCAACTGTTACCATAAGTCGCAACGGTGACCTTGTCACAAACACTTTTCTTGAGGTTAAACTTCCTGCACTTCAAGCAGGCTGGAAATGGAATAACAACATCGGTCATAATATAATTGAAGAGGTTGAGCTCGAAATTGGTGGACAACGCATTGACCGACATTATGGAGAATGGCTTGACATCTGGTCTGAACTTACGATGTCCGAAGAGAAGAAAGGTATGTTCGATGCCGAAATGATCGGTCGTTATGCTGGTTCCACATCTACTAATGGCAACGCACGCACTCTTTATATCCCACTCCAATTCTTCTTTAACCGCAATCAAGGTCTTGCACTTCCTCTGATTGCACTGCAATACCACGAAGTGAAAATTAACTTTACCTTTGCACCTCTTGCTGAACTCACTACTCCTGATACCGCTATCGGTGTCGTCGCCACTACTTCGCCCGTTGTTGCAAATGACCCGTCGATGTCCTGCTACATCGACTATGTCTACCTCGACACTGAGGAACGTAAGCGATTTGCTCAATCTCAGCACGAGCTTCTTATTGAACAACTTCAATTCACAGGAGATGAAACTCCCCAGGTGAATGGCTCCTATCGTCTCAATTTTAACCACCCTGTCAAGGAACTTGTATGGGTTGTGAGTCAGCCCAAATCTGGAAACCGATTCAATTACGGTGAACTCACCGACCCTCGGGTGGAACCTGTGAAGGATGCAAACCTTCAACTCAATGGTCACGACCGTTTCGACAAGCGTGAAGGTTCCTATTTCCGTCTGGTACAACCTTTCCAACATCATACCCGTATTCCTCAAAAGAATATCTACGTGTACTCCTTCGCTGTCAAGCCCGAGGAGCACCAACCTTCTGGAACGTGTAACTTCTCTCGTATCGATAACGCAACCCTCAAGCTAACCCTCAATTACACAAATGATGCCAAGACTGGTTTCAACAATGATGACAAGGTTAAAATCTACGCAACTTCCGTTAACGTACTACGGATCCTAAGTGGTATGGGCGGGCTTGCTTATAGCAACTAGATGCTGTTTATTTAACATTATCACTATAAATTCAAAAAATAATACTCCTGAACGGGTTGACTACCATTATAAATACATTTAAAGAAATGTGTGTTTATAAGTGTACGAACCCAATGAACACTATCATATCAATTCCCGCATTGCCTCATGTTGCGTTTATGCAAGTTCAAACCGACAAGTATACAATTATTGACGCTAATATCGTCGAACGCGTATCGAAATATAAATGGTATTTGCATGCGGCAACCGGTTACGTTACACACTCGTACAACAAATCATCCGGTGATATTCCAGTTGCAAACAATCAAACACATATGTATCTACACCAATTCATAATGCAGACTATCATGAATATTGAACCAAAAGAAGGATATTCTGTCGATCATATTAATTGGAAAAAGATTGATAACAGGTGTGCAAATCTGCGTCACGTGACACAGAGCGTTCAAAACATGAATCGAGAAACACGAAATTGTGCGAATCGAACGTATCCACCAGAAGAACTTAACATTCTTGGTGTGTATGATTACCCTAAACATGTGCGTTACGATAAGTCACAGATGAGGTTTATCATCGAAAAGCACCCTCAATTGGTCAAGGAAGGGAAGAAACAAATTTCAGGGACAAGAAAAGGAAGCATAACCAACAGGTACCATGATATTATGATTAAGGGTATTGCACTTGACGAAGAATTTTCTATAGAACAATCTGACATCAGTCACCTCTTTATGGAATCGTTTAATACATTTACAGGCATTGTCAAACTTTTCCATGTGCACATGGAGTCTTCATTTTTCGATGAAACCTTACCAAGGATACAACCAACGTTTCAAGGACATCTTCAAATTATCAGTAATCAGATAAACGTAAGAACTGAATATACTAACATAAAACACGACGAATCGAATACTGGCATTGTATACAACGGGAATGTAGTATGTGAAGATGAATCTATGACACTCACGCGAGATATGATACCTAAATATGTGAACTTCACGAAGGAAACTGCAAAAATCGGATGTCGATTTACATATGGTCGACGTGTCGATGGAAAGAATGTGTCTAAGCAGATAAGCGCATCATCTAAATCAGTCACTCTAAAAGTAAAATTTGATGAGATGATTGAAAACTTTTCAAAAATTGTTGTCTGATACCTTTCTTTTTATCATTTCCTAAAATCACGTTTAGGTATTTTATTATACTATAAAATAATGGATCCTCCAGTTATGTTACCGATTTTTGTAGCGCCTCCAATATGCAAAATGTTATGTTGTCGTCGAAAAATAATTAAACCTAAAGAAAGGAAACCGGATTTATAAAAATGTCAGTCGTGTCAGATAACATGTCAGAGTGCAGTACTGCATCATCGTGTAGTGTCGCATCGAATCATGTGGTTGAGAAGTATATGAATATGTGTAAGAATCGCGAAATCAAAAACCGTCATAATGTACGTTTGTGTGATTATCAAAGGAAGATATCACACAAAACGATTGAAAAACATGAATTGGACTCGAGGAACCTGAAAACTCAAATGTTTTATGTATTGATTCGGTATTATTTACTTGTTTTGTATTTTATTCTTTCAGTTTCGCAACATCATCTTGATATTCCAGTTATTGATGTATTGAACGCGAAATTCAGAGGAATTGTAATGCCATTTGTGACGGACATGAGGTTAGCTGTACACACATTCATTAATACCTAAAGAGCATCAATGAATATATATATATAGATTATAAATACAAATACCATGTATTGCAGGGCGATAACAAAAAAAGGCACTCCGTGTATACACACAACGAAAAACAAATATTGTTGGTCACACACTCGCAAATACGAGAGTTGTCCAATATGTATGGATGATATGCAAACGTCTTCTCGACTTACATGTGGTCATATATTTTGTATCAGCTGTTTGTCACAATGTGATTCTACATGTCCATTGTGTCGCAGGGAAACGAATGTTTCAATTCCTTTGGAAACACATACATGTAAGTCGTTGTTACTGTATATGATGAAAGATTTCGAGACTGAATGTAGTGAGTCCATAAGGGCTAAACGAATGCATGGGATATTTGACTTTTTCATATCTTCGCATGTATACTTTTCGCATGATAGGGTTTTATTAGATTCTGTCCAAACCCGTTTATACTATTTTAAAAAATTGGGTTTTGATATGGACGAACATATACGCCGAGTATCGTCTATTTGTCAGCGTTTATAGTTACTTTGGGTGCATGACTTTCCACTTGAGCGAGCATGCTTTACTGATGGCGGCAAACTTCTCTTTTCCGTTAAAACTACTGTATTCATCGGAGTTTTTGAGAAGTTCGTATTCTTGTTTAATAAATAAAGCATAGGCACTTGGAACTCGTTTCTTTTTCGTTTCAGGCTTTGCAGATTCAAGAGTATCAATACGTGCGCTAAGAGCAGACACCATAGATGTTAGTTCCGAGATAGACATTATAATAATAAATATAAATTATCTTTAAATGGTTACATCGAATTTAAAATATCTTCTTTAAAAAGTGTATCATAAGCATTTTGTTTCGTAATTATCTGATTTGATTCTTTGTTGTGAATTCGTTTATACGTATATACACTGGCAATCGAAACACCTCCACTTAAAAGAAATAACATCATGTCGGTCATATTATCTTATGACAATAATAAACAAATAACATAACGCATTAATATGATACCTTAAGAAATGAAGATGTCGTGAATATGAAAATCTAAAATGTTACAATCTGAGAAATTAAACATGTATTTGGATAGCATTATAGCGGAAGCAGCGATATGTGCAAAACACGAGAAGGCGAATGAGATAAGCATTAAACATTTCAAACTTGCGTTGCGATTAATTAAGTAGTTATTTCGATTGATATAACATTATTTCTGTACAAATACGATTTTTAGTGTATCTATCATCTTCAAATACAGAATTGAGAATGTTTTCAGTTAGCAATGTGTTGTAAGAACAACCATAATGTTTTTTCATATGCATACGTATAAAACGAGCAAGGTCGTTCTTTTTCGATGATGTATATATATTATCAACAATATCATGAATGCTCGTTTGTGAAAGGTTTTCTAGGGAATGTTCTTTCAAATAATTTTCATAGTGATATTTTGCAAATGCAAAAGAAAGTTGTTGTATTGTATGAACATATTCGTTCTTCATATACTTTTAACTATTTTATTTTTTATGTACAAGTGCGCAGATAATTAAAGAAATGAATTGTATGTAAAATGTAATATGCTCATGTTCAACTTTATATGTTTAATATGTTGGTTGCCCATGTTAAGATTTTCTCATATAAACATTGTAAGACGTATTTTCTTTTATCTGATTGAATCAAACGGTGCAATGGCAATCAAAATGACCCAGTGGTATGGTTCACTGCATCGTAATTCATTTGTAGTGAACCGAGTATACGACGATATTCTTGAACATTCATATAGCTACACGTGTAAAACATTTCAGAAATCTATGAAAATACCCTTGCATGAACGATATACAATTAATAAATCCCCAATAGCATCTGGGAGCATTGGTCAAGTATATAGAGGAATAGAAAAACTGACAGGGAGAGAGATAGTTATTAAAGTTCGTCACCCAAATATAGGTACGGAAGCATCGGTCTATGTGCGAATCATAACGTGTTTCATTTCTTGGATGACGTGTGTATACACGGGACATTCAATAAAAAGTATACTTGATGTTGATGCGTTCTTTAAAAGTTATATGGAACAAATTGATATGGGACACGAAGCACAAAATCTAAAACGTCTGAGCGAAGATTTTAAAGACAGTTCAATGGTAATAATACCAGAGCCCATCGAATGGTCTGATGATATTTTGGTAATGACATATCACACGGGTAAATCATACGACGATATCAAAGATGACCTATGCCTTTATCGCAAGGTTACCCTCATGCTATATATTATTATACGAGTAATGACGATGACAAATGGATTTTTACATTGTGACCTCCATAAAGGTAATTGGAGATATAATGCAGAATCAGATGCCATCATATTATATGACGCAGGACATACTGCTCATATCGATAACGAGCGAATGCAACTTATTTTAAAGAAAATGTATGACGGTGGTACGATTCTTGAATGTTTGAAAGATTACATAAATTACGGTACTGATGACAAAATAAACAATTTTGATTTAGATGAATGGTTTGTAAATAATAAACATTTCGTCGAAATTGGTATGGGCAATGTTCAACCACGGAACGTTATGAGGGGAATGATAAAATTTTCAGAGGACAACAAAGTGTCAATTAATCATGGCGTATTGTCTATTTTATTAGCGAATATTTCGCTTGAAACTGACCTTTCGGAACACGGTTTTGTATCACATCCTGATGCCATGAATGACATTCTTAAAGAGGAATTATCTATGTGTTTGCAGCATAATTCATTTCAGCAACATCAAGAGTTTTTAAAGAGTGTAATATGCAACAAAGATACATTCACGATGTCTACTTTGGATGTAAGTTTATTTTATGATATAAAAGAAAGAACTATTGAATAATTATGCCACCTATAACTGATACGAGGACGACATTAGAAGCGAAACATAGATCAAAGTTGAACGACATAATATCGAAAGATAACATCAAACAAAAGATGGTTGAAGTGGAAGAATTAAAAAAAAGAATAAAAGAAACATCAGATTGGAGTGAAAGATGTAAACTTGATGCACAAATAGAGCACATTACACAATTGATATCATACGAACCTGATAGTGTAGAATATATGTTGTCAGTTGCGCCAATTATTCAAAGATATACGGACGATTCTAAACCAGATAATGAACAATTGAAGGAAAAGATAAATAATTTTATACATAAAAGTACCAATCACGACAAGGGTAAAATGTATGATGAGTTTATGAACATAACTGAAAATGTACCTATGGTAAACGAGTCACAATGTACGTACACATGTACGACGTGTAATGTGCCTCGTACTATGTCACTTGCAGAAGCAACAATGATTTGTCCAAAATGTGGACATGCGGAGATTAATTTTGAGATGGGAACACAAAATATGAGTTATGATCAGGAAATTAATTCGGATGTTAATATATGTTTTGCATATAAACGTATCAATCATTTTAACGAATGGATAGCTCAATTTCAAGCGAAGGAATCAACTCATGTGCCACAAGAGATACTCGACAATCTACGTTATGAATTTAAAAAGGCTCGTATCACAAATATGTCTGAAATAACACAAAAACGTGTAAAAGAATTATTAAAAAAATTACGTTACAACAAGTTTTACGAACACGTTCCTCAGATTACAAACATGTTAAGCGGTGTAACACCACCCACGATGCCAGCACGATTAGAAGAGATTTTAAGAAATATGTTTAGGGATATACAAGAACCATTTGAGAAGTATAAACCAAAAGGTCGTTCGAATTTTTTATCATATGGGTATTGTTTGTATAAATTTTGTGAATTGCTTGGTCATGATGAATTCCTTGATAATTTTCCTCTTTTGAAAAGTAGAGAAAAGCTATATCAGCAAGACTGTATATTCAAAAATATATGTAAAGATTTACATTGGGAATTCATTGCAACAGTTTAAAAGAATAAGTCGCATGGTAATTAATGATTGAAGATCATCTTGACGCGGACACAATTACTGTTCCTGGACAACAATACGCTCTCATATCAATTGTAAGCGAGCAGAGTAATCAGAAACACCCTAAATGTGGAGTAAAAATCCGTGGTGTTTTTAATTCTAAGGAAGACGCACAACATCATGCCAAAAAACTACAAAAGATCGATAAAACATTTGATGTTTTTCTTGTAGAGATGTATAAATGGTTGCTCGTTCCTCCTGATATCGAAAATATTGAGGATCGTACGTTTTCGGACGAGAGGTTGAACACTATTGTAAAAGAATTTAAGGATGAGCAAGTCAGAGCACAAGAAGTTTTTGAGAGTCGGAAAGAGGACCTAGTCAATGGAAAGGTAGACCCAATGGATGGTATCAACGAGGATCCAAAATAATGCACATGAAGTTGTCGATATGTATAATGAATTAATAAAATCACTTGATATTTAATTTATGATAACTTAATAATTTAAAACAATAACATCATATCTTTAATAAGGATGGAGACAGAAAATATTAAACGTATAGCAGAGGAGGAATATATAATAATGAATCTTGATTCAAGTCAAATGCAATTTGATGGTCAATACTGGAATGTTTTAAATTCCAAAAATACTATTGGATTCGATGAACCAATACCTTATGTTACGAGTATAGAGTTAATAGAATCATATGTTCCAAATACTTTTTATACTATTGAATCGTATAACAACTCTTTTACTTTCGGCACTTGCATGGAATCATATGTAATCAATAGGTTCAATGATAATGAAATTATAACAGGGGTAACCGTATATACATTGAACGATGGATTAAAAGAAATTCCAAATATCAGTGACACTGTAATAAGAGAAGTTGCAAATATGTCAATAAATACGAGGGAGTACACTAAACTTCTTTCTAAGCAATTATCAACCAACTTATATTCAACCTTTGACCAAGTTACATATAACATAATACACACTCACGCTGCAATTTATGAAAACGAACAGATTGTTGGATATACAGTGACATTCTTTGTTAACGATACATGTGAATACGTCTTAAACGATTTTGAATTATTTCAAGAATGTAAACGTCGATTAGTTATTAGGAATAATTTAGGGATGGTAGTAAAAAACGAGACGATGTCGTTGTATAAGAGTAGCATTTCGTTGAGTATATGTAGTATAAATGATTACGACGGAGACAAACGATTTGATTTGTATACTGATTCTATTGATGATTTACCAACTAATATAAGAATCGATGTTTATACAGATCAAAGTATTATATTGCAATCTATGAATTATAATGAAAAGGAATTCATAAACACAATACAGAAAGCATTACATCTTCACATTGCGCATATTTTTTTTAAATATCAAAATTTCATAAATCAAATTATGCCATTCCTACAATTTATAGACCTGCATTTGAATATAGAATTGAACGAAAATAAAAGAAAAATAAATTTTCTTTCGAAGCACGACCATAAGTTTTTTATTGATTTTACAGATAGAAGTTCAATACACAAAATTGCTGGGTACAAACAACAAATGTATTTTTCTCACTCGTCTGATATAATTGATATGTTTTCGTTAGTTGCGGATAATATAACTACATCCATAAGTGCGAATGAAATACGTTCAATTGTCGATAAAAAAGAAAGTGTCATTGCTGAGAGTACATATGCAATATTTCAGATATTCAAATCTATATATTTTGCAGAAAAATCGAGGAATATAAAGGGAGTGGTTAATTTACAGGATAATTCAATCATAAATTGTAATGTAATATCGACTAATATTAAATATATAAACGGGTATTCTTTTGATGATAATAAGCATGTGACACAAATTGTAGAAGATAGCAATATTACATCATTCGGTATTTTTTTGAATAAAACATCGGATTTAATATTCCCTACAAAAAAGTCGTTTTTCAATATGTTAGTTGATAAAGTTGATTCCTCTGATAATGAGATAATTCCAAATATAAGAATAATTGATTTTGATCCCGTTAACAACAAGTTTGACTCACTATTAAATGACAAAACTTTTATTGAAAATATAGAATATACAATCAAAGCCCAGGTAATAGAAGGTGATTATATATATGATTTTTCAGGGGAACGTTATATCGATTTAGTGTGTGTTGAGATACAAAACGAATTGAAAAGATATAATGCTGGTTATAATAAATTATATCGGTATTATTTCGATGATATATCTGAACTTTATGTAAAATCATCTAAGGGTAATTTAAGTGATATAGTAGCGCGACAACCGAGAAATTTTGGACCAATCACCAAATTATCAAATATAACGCTGGAGTTTAGACGGTCTGACGGAAATATTTATGATTTCAAATCGATTCCTTTTTATCTTACACTCATTATAAAATATCTGAAACCAAAATTACATACACAATCGGTTTAAGGATAATAGATGTAGCATAAGTATATGAGTCTTAATTATTTCAAAGACGAAACGATTAAGGTTTGTTTTCAGAAGGGTTGGGAAAATGTTTCAATTCCGCTGTTATGGATGCTTTTCGTCGAGGAAGTTGGTGAGCTTGCAAGTGCTATTAGACGTACAACTAATAACTTTACTGATAAAAAGAAAATTTACATCGAAGGGGAAATAATGGATGTATTAAGTTATTTATTTCAAATCGCTGACCGGTTCAATATTGACCTTGATTCTGCATGGGAAGAACATAGACAAGTAAAGAATTACAATCGGGTATATCGCAACATCAAAGACGTTTCATCTTGAAAAATAGAATATATTTAATATTAAATGACAAGCGCAGACTCTTTTAAAACCATGTATAAAGAATTTTTGAACGAGATCATCAAGGAGTTTCCCGATAATGATTGTGCAAAAAATGAAAAACTTGCTACTTTTACATATTCTGGTGACCATATTAAACGATTTATGAAACGGCTTAATACACCAAAGGATCATGGTGAACTGATAACCGGAAAATCTGATTTACTGTTTTCATCTGAATGTCAATTGATTATTGATTTAGGACTTAATAAATGTTGGGATACCTCGAGCGATGAAGCTAAAGCATCCATATGGCAATATTTGGGTACGTTAAACATGTTATCTTCAACAATATCCACTATACCAGCTAATATGCTCAAAAGTATTGAATCATTAGCTTCCAAATTGACAAGTCAAATACAAGGCTCAAATTCAAATGATATAGATATGCAGGCATTAATGAAGGGTGTACAAAATATGATGAGCGAATTTTCAGGTCAACCGCAGAAGAAGAAGTCATCACGACGAAAAAAATAGTCGAAGTTAATAATGTTGGTCGCTGCGTGTACTGGAATAGGGATGGGCATTGCATCTGCACTCGCGATGCAAAAAATTGGAAAAAAAAATATGGTCAATGGATTCAAAGTAAATAAACCTAACGATACAAAATCTGCTAAACGATTACAGATGTTGTCTCATATGACAGTAGAACTCTTAAAAATCATTAAACTGAAACATATGCAACATAAAGGATGTAAAATGTTAATTAAACGATTTGATTGTCCAAAAGACATATGTAGAATACAAGAACGGTCTGGTGTCAATAGACATGAAGTAGGTTATACTGTTAACAAAGGTGAATCCATCGGTTTATGTTTAAAACACGATGGCGAAGAAACAAACAATAATACAATGAAATTTGTTTATCTGCACGAATTAGCGCATGTGATGTCATCAAAATATGGTCATGGTGATGAATTTTGGAATAATTTTGCATACTTATTGAAAATTGCAGTGAAAGCAAACCTATATAAATACGAAGATTTCAATAACACAAAAGGCAACTATTGTGGTAAATCAATAGAATACACACCATACATAAAATAAAAACGATAGTAATGGTAGTACTATGGATAGACAATCCTGAGGTTTTGTTCCATAAATATAATTTATGGCCGCGCAAGGATGATTCATATGAAGAATGTATGAACAGTGTTTCCCGGTTCATTATTATTTGTTGTACATACATTGCACTTAAAAGAAAACGAACAACATTTGTTATAGCCGGTTTGTTATTTGCAACCATCCTAACGCTTTATAGCAAACGACTGGTTCGCAAAACCCCTAAGTTGAAAGAGGATATTAAAGACGAAATTTTGAATGACGAAGACGAAATTCGTTATTCTGATAATTTCGCTCATACAGTGTATGGTCAAATAAATCACAATAAAAAAATATATAATGGAGAGTAATGTACAAACAGACAAGGGGTATAAACGATGAATCGTATATGAATAATCAGACAGTGGTTCAATCAAGACCCATGCGATACATGACAGAAACAATACAAACGGACTCCCTTTTGCGACACGCACATCCAGAAAGTATTGATGAAAGTAGTAATCTTCGCATGTATCCAACACGATTGAATACGATACAACGTGATAATTGTGAATTGTATGGTACAGCACCTTTTAGAATGGCACGGTTACCATCTGAGATAGATATTGAATCATCATTACAGTTTTCTACACAGCCAAGGACAATGGAAAATGGAAAATTGGTAACAGAGAAGACATTTCAATTTGTAGATGATATACAAATCGATACATTTATTAATATAGTTGACAATGATATACGCTCGCGGTCTACACGTGTAGACCAACGAAATCAAACATCTCAAAACATGAATTGCAGAAAATAACTTCGTCTTTAAAATATTCGATAAGTAATAATGAATACATCATTACGGCCTGATTCGATTACATCACAACAACCGAAAAAGCAAGGTACGCATGTAACCACTAACCTTTTTCGGTTATCTAATACCACAGTAGACATCGAGTCACAACTTAAAGGTCTTGGTCAACGATTAAACAAACTGCCGGTTGCCGCACCGATGCCGGACCTGTCAAACAGTGCCTCGTCTGCTAATCGAGATACAATGTACCCGGAAGGTTTAGAAACACGTACGAGACGTGCGTGTAACGTTCTATCTGCTGTGAAAATAGATCGTTTTGAATATCCTTTATTAGACCATCAAAAGTATTCAATATACAATGAGTCGCAACGTGGGGGATTTCATACACGTAATAATGAAAAGGACGATTACAAATCTAAATGTAATATATGATATAATAAGTAAATGGATATAATTGCATTGGGTGTATTGACATTAGCGGGATACGAAATGACTAAGCAAACAAAAAAGAAGATCAACAAGGCTCCTAAAATTATTGAGACAAAAGAAGAAGAACCTTCATTTTTAGATGGAAGTCAGACACATTTAAACCAAAAACAATTTTATAGTGGATCACAAGCTCCTGGTGTGAACATGAGTTCGGGTAAGATAAATATATTTACTGGAAGCAACTTAATGGAACATGGCAATCGTAATTGTCGTCCAGAACCTACATCAATGTTCAATCCTCAAAGCGGTAATACCCATATACACGGTGCACCGAACGTCGATACATCTGAAAGATATACTGCTTCAAATAAAATGCATAATGTTCTACCGTTTGAACAAAAACGTGTAGGTCCTGGTATGAATGTAACATCGGATGTAACTGCAAAGGGAGGTTTCCATCAATATTTCCGGGTGCTTCCACAGAACGTTGGGGAGTACAAAAAGAATAACTTCAACCAACGCATGATTCCAGGGAAAATCGCAGTTTCCAAAAGAGCCGATACACCTGATGTTGAAGCGCCTAAATATGATTCATATTATGAGTATGAAGACAGGACACCACTGCAAACCAAATCGGACTTTACAGCATCTACTGTTCGTTCAAACATTCAATGTAAACCAATATGCGCAGCAGTGCAACCAGAATGTTATTTTGGACAAGCCCAGAGTACAACGACGTCCAATTCGACATCAAAAGATACACGGGTTCACGACGCGACTACACAAGGTTTCGGTGGAAATGTATCAATGCCGATGCGAGCACCAACGCATGCAATTTCAGGCTATATTGTAAACGAATCGGATCGAGAGTTATGTTCTGATAATACAAGAAATGCTGCATCTCAATTGGAAGGGACGTATGTATGGGATGCTGATAATAAACTCGATCCTAACAATAGAAGTTCCACGTATACAAATGAAGTTGGACAAGCACATGGAAATACATACACAACATATGCTAAAGCATCCACCGATACCGCTCGCATGACCGCTCGCGAAGGTTCAACATCCAATTATGAAGGTGTAGCACACGGTTATGAGCGTAAAACTGAAACACGGGATTATAATGTAAATAACACACAAAGAGAATCGACATCACATAACTACACTGCACCGTCTAAACATTATTCTTCTGGTGCGACAGTTCAAACAGTTCCCGAGCAATATACAATGAAAGAAGAATCTTTGGTTGGGTACTCACCAGGCCCGCAGGGTATAAGTATTCCTTTAGATTCGTCGGTATTTTGTATGGAGACAAAAAATGACATGACGAGTGAAACACGTGTAAACGTGTCTAAAATGATGAGTTCTAACAACATAAGTAACGCACAACAATTAGGAAGAATGGAACATGCAATGAAAATTCCAGTTGAAAATAATCGAAATACTGACGATTTCCTCAGTGTTGCAAATATCGTACTACAGGATAATCCGTTTGCAATGAGATTAAATTAAATATAATATCATAATGAAAAAAGTTTTCGACATTAATGCAAGCAGACTTAGATACGAACTCTCTTCGATGGGAATGGAATCTGATGGGAGTCGAAGTGATTTGATAAACCGATTACAGCAAGCAGGTGTCAATCACATTGATACGAATAGATGTGTACCACCTGAATTATATAATCACCATGACACACAAAGTGTATACATTGGTTCAAAAAAACAAACTTTGAAATCTGGTGTTCTGAGTATTTCAAATAATACGCATACACTTATTGATGGTAACTTTAATACACAAACTGTAAATATAAATAATTGTTTGAGAATTCACGAAACTTTAGAATTGTCATGCGATACAAAGGGAGAAGAAGGGGATTTACGGATGCGAGCGGGTGTACTGTATATGTTTAGGACAACCGGTGTCAAACCAGGATGGTACACAATATCATTTGGACGTATGATGATTTTCTAAGTTATGATAATATGATAATTTCATTAATAATTGCCTTCATCATAACATTCATATTGATTCTACAAATTACGTTACCTGCCTATACTATACATTTAGATGCAGAAGCAGTACTAAATAAAGTTCCAACGATAATGTATAAAATAAGAAAAATACGTAATAGCGTTTGGGACACTACCAGTATAAGGGAATCAGATTTACTTAAAGAGACTTTAGCAATTTTGGATGAAAAAAATAATGTAGAAATTGGTAGAGACGATGGTGTTATTGAAAGTTCGAACCCAGAGAATGATACCATTCATAGTGCATCAGTTATTGTTACACCGTCATACGTGTGGGGAGGAAAGAAAAGTGAAACACCCGGAAATATAATTGGTATTCGTGTGTTTTCAGCTTTTATATTAATTATTTCGTGTTTTACAATTGGTTTAACATTGTTTCATGACGATTCGAGAGATATTGAGTATTGGCAATTTTATTCATATTCAATTATAAGTCTGTTTACAACGATTTGCATTGGATTACTCGGTGACTTAAAACCAACTCACGGTGTTCGTGAAGTTAAAGATAATACCAGTTCACCTTCATTTATATGCATGTGTATCAACATATTTATATGTGCCTTTGGTTTAATTGCTAACTCCTATAATGAATTTTGAACATCGTATTCAAGAGCATGCATAAATACTGAACGAATAATGCTTTCACCTTTGGTTAATTCTGCATTTTTTATACATTTTAGTAACATAACAATCGTTAACAATGGGGTTGTACAATTCAAAAGTTCTTTCATTGCACATTGTAATAAGGATGCGATATGTAAATCCCTGTTTTGCAAGTACAATTCACGTGTTATACGGAAACCATTAAATAATAAACGAAATCCTTTTTGTTTTGTAGTTCTTTCGTCTGATTGAAGCATGATGCCAAGAGGTGTGATATATAAATCAGGTGCCAAGTCTAAGAACAAAAATAGTAGTTGCACATCATCTGGAACATCATCATCATAAAGATATTCACATGTCATATCACCTAATTTTTTTAATTTGGGTACATGAGTCATGTTATAAAGTGTATCATATTCAATTGAATCAGTCGATTGAAGTATTCCAGATGCACTATCGATAACCCACGGATTAATAGTATTTTTTGTTTTCATGAGCATTTCAATACTTTTGGTCTTGGCACTGTAACGTCTTTTATTTTGCCACCAATGTGTTAATTCATCCATGGGAATATCTGCAATAGCTTCCAATGTTACTGGGTCGTGTGTGTTATATGTTGCTATATCATTGATAGCATCACATAATATTTGCTTATTTTTACATAAATGAAAAGAAATACCAAAGTGTATTGCAACTTGATTCAATATTTCTTTTCGTTTTAATCTATATGGATTTTTTGATTGTATGTATTTGTCAACACAATTCATAAAAATAATACTATTGAAATCTTTACATTATATTCATATATTGTATGGGTCGAGAAACTTATACTTTTCTTGTCAATAATATTGAAATACTTTTTAATAACAGGAATTCTATTATAAAGCTGAAGAACAAATCACTTTTACCAAAAAGTATAACAAATATATATAAGTCGAAACACTATAAAATATATGATCATGGTGTCATATGCCATGACATGGTTTATGACTTAATGTTTGAATACTCTATCACGAATCAGCCAAAGGTTTTTGATTGGAAGATGTATTATGCGGTATATCATTTAAATATAGAGACAAAGTTTGAGAGCGAATCACATATGTCAGAAGAGGAGAAAACTATAATTTATTTCATAAAATATGGTTTTTGGTATCGTATGTTTATTCCCAACATAGACATACATATGGTGAAGGAATACAGAGCTTCATATGATGATTTGCATCAGATGTCTGTAATTGATGCAAGAACACATATGATAGAAAATAAAAGACCGATTACATTCTCTCGATGGATATATTTAGCTTCAAACTTCAATAACCTTAATAATATACGTCACGATCAATTATCTGATCACTATATAACAAACGGCAAACATACAGGTTTATCTTCAGTATGTTTTGATCATAATCGTTTTATGTGCGATTATCCATTGAGTATACGTTTAATTTTAAATAAAAACTATGATTTTAGTTTACTCACAAAACCACGTGTAGCTCAATTTTATGTTGAACATAAAAATACGATTACGAAGTATAAATCGTCTGTTGTATTTTTGGAAACAGATTTCGTACGGGAATTCGTAAATGACCGTCGCGTAAATTACGACAATGACATGTCTGTCAACAATGCGTACATTTATTTTGTTAAGGGATATGCCGAAAACAGTGATATACGGCAATATATAAATAGGGTATACAAACTAAAACGTTTCTTTAAAATGCAATGTCGCGAGGCGCTCGCACAGGTTCCTTTTGGAATAATGAGATATTTGCTTGAGTTTAAGTTATACATGTGAGTATTATAATATTCATATTATATAAAGATGTCAAACTTTAGCGGTCCTCCAAGAAGCGAAATGGTAAAACTTACAGAAATGATTTCACAAAACGTCAAAAACAATAAGTTAAATTTTAGAAAAGGTCAAGGAAGAGTGTATAAAAATATGTCATTCGGACAAAATATGGTCAATAATAGAAATACTGTGAGTACTCGAACAGGATTTAAACTTGGTATCAAGTACGAACCAATGTATATTCAGGTACACGATCCAAACAAACATGTATATGTGATGTACTTTAGACTTATCCCGCAAGTTCAAAAAATAAAGAATCACCAAACAAAGCGTTTACAATTATAATTATTGTATACCCGGACGATATTCAAGAACGTCCTTACCCCTGGAAGTTGTTGATACACCCAATGGCATTAACTCACGTGGTTTCGAAATATAGTCGATATACTTGGCTTGAGAAACTGCGTTACCCATGACCATTGGCGTGACAGTATTGAATACATGGGCGTTAAGGTCTTTTATACCAGTGTTAAGAGGTTGACCAAGAACGATCATTCGATAGTTTTGAAACATGAAAATCATAATGTTTAAGAGCTCATCGTCAGACTGTCTAGAAATGGTTATTCCTGTTTGTGTCTTGACAGTTCGAACAACTTCGTTTTGTAAATAATTAACATTAGCATCCGAGAAATATTTTGTTAAAAAAGGGTTTACCTCTATTCTCAGTATATTCAAAGCTTTCGTAAGATGCCTCATTATATAATACAAATATATTTACAACCTAAAGAAATCGTCTATACACATTACAATAAAACCTTCAATGGCGTACGACCATCTTTTCTGCATGTTTGATAAACCAGAAGTAATCGAGGAATCTAATATTTTTGCGTGTAAAGCATGTAAACGCATGACACTTGACGACGATATTCGAAATGGGGTTGTAGTTTGTACATCATGTGGAATGGTGAATGAAAACACTCTGATAGATGAAAGTGCAGAATGGAATTTTGGTGGCGAGGAGGCAATGTTTAGTAAAGATCCATCCCGATGTGGTGGTCCGGTGAATGCTTTACTATCCAAAAGTAGTATGAGTACAATGATAAGCACTGCTCGGTCAAAGGGGAATAACTTTACAATGGTACGCATTCACCAGCAACAATCTATGGATTATGTTGAACGCAGTCTGTACCATGTATTTGAAAATATATTCAAGATGGGTAACGATGTTGGGAATTTGTCGAGTACAATAATTGAACAAGCAAAAACATATTACAAAGAAATATCAGAAAAACGCCTTTCTCGGGGTTCTATAAGAAAGGGATTAATTGCTTGTTGTTTGTTTTTCGCGTGTAAGAAACACAATGTCCCGCGTAGTATAAAAGAGATATCTCAAATATGCAACATACGTGTATCTACCCTGAACAAAACAACCAAAATATTTGTTGAACTGATGGGCAACGAAACAAAAAATGTTAATGGCTTCCACGAAGGTATAAATGTTGAGAATCTTATATCTCGGTTTTGTAATGTCTTTGATTTTGAATCGAAACAACAACATTGTATTTTGAGAGATGTTCGAAAAGTCCACGAATACGTAACAAAGCATAATATTTTATGTGACAAAACTCCGACAAGTTTGGCATCAGGTATGATTTACTATGTTCTTGTGATGAGGGGATATGCAATAGATAAAAAGTTTATTTCTGAAAAACATAAAATTTCAATAGTAACATTGAATAAAATGCAAACTGTTTTGAACAATTCTGATGTTAATAGTATATTTACATGAAAAGAGATGTAAGCATACCACTATGAAACGAATATACGTTATAACATAGCGCATATGTTGATACATATTTTTTTGTATATATATCATCAAGTAAAGTACTGGTTTTAATTCGTATATAATCATTTTCAACGAAATTTATTTGCCCACTCGGATGTCCTGATTTAGGTTCCAAACTTGAACAGAATGAATATACGTTTCGCATATGTGCATAATTTCTGTAAAACGGCATCACTATTTCTAACTCCAATGGGTTAAATATTCGGTCGTTAATTCTAATTTCTGTTGTTGGAAGATAAGTGAAAGGAACTGATTCATTGTTTATATCGAAACAAACTGCCATAAACAGTAATTTAATTGGTAAATTAAATGCCTCAATTGAAGGATACGAAATGCCTGATGAACCTTTACCATTTATGTTTTGCGTCAATTGTATTTCGTCCTTTATATGTTTTATAACTGGTACTATGTATTCGTGTGTTTCTTTCTCTCTGATTAATGTGCGTTCCTCATCAGTGGGGATTATATATTCTACAAGGAGTTCGGCAAATGTGTTAGTGTCTGGTAACGAGGACGTTGCAAACATACTTTGTTCGTTTCCCTCAATGTCGTAATCTACAAGTATTTCCAACTTTACGTTAAATCCATCGTCAGACAAAACGATTTGTATTTTAAAGTCAGTATCTGGGTTATATTCGAGTAACTTAGACCCTTGTTCAAATTCAACTTCCACTCGCAATGTATCATTATCAAGCAATAGTAAAGGAAATGGTTCTTTATGTTTCTCGGCAAACCACAGTGGTACCGGTATATACATATGAGGTGATGCGACATGAGATATGAGCCGACTGTTTTTGATATCATAATCACCTATCATATGCCTAAAATTTGGTTTACTTCCATGTAATGCATTAAGTAATATATATAATCCGTCGGAATCTATATCACATAATGTCACTCTTGGTGTATATATTTTTAATCTTTTGATGCATCGAATTCCAAAATTATTCTTTATGTAATAGGGTAAAGGACCACCAGTTATCCCGGTAGATGACCTCATAAATTGTTCAATATTTATATGGATATACATGTTCGTAATAAAATTATGTTCAGTTTCTGGTATTACAATTATACTTGATACGGAACTATTTAATTGTATTTGAGTTTTAAAAGGTAATATGAGTTCTTCAGATGACATGTGAGAGTGTCGTTTATATTTAATTTTAAAACATGGATTACACTCTTCTGTTTGTGCATATAAGTCATCATCCTGTAAGCCGACTGCGGCGATCTGATGTAGTGACCCCCTGCCAACATTTTCATCTGCTGTTTTACATTCCATTATTAATACATAGATTTCAAGACTTTATATCTTCTGTGTCAACATGTACAACGTCATCATCGTTATCAATTTCTGCATCTACGTCACCTTTAGAAAATGGGCGTGTAAGCATATTAATTAAATCGTCAGACATAGAAGGTGTTGGTGTTCCTCTTGTAACCATAGAACGAATTTCTAACATTTCTTTATATACAAACGCTACAATTAACAATGTGAAAATGGATATCCCAATTGCGAACCGTTGATCGATAGCATCCATTGATATTCATATTTTTATAACACCTTTGATTTAACGCACAAAAAAGCTTAAGAAATATGGTACTTTACAATATAACTAACAAACCAAGTACATATCAATGGATTCTCTGGAGACATTCGAAGAAGTTTGGGGTATCAATGAAAAAAACCCCTTTACCTTTCCTAAAATAAATGACGTCTACGTCATGGCAATCAAGAATGTTAAATTTACACAGGATATGTGCACAGAGGCAATTCTTGAACGTTTCACAGATTACAGCAACCAACTCATTAAGATTTATAACGACCTTCAAAAAGCAAAACTGATTATGAATGATGATAACGATAAAACGATGAATACACGTGCACGTATTAATCGACTGCTTGAAATGGTTTACTATTGCAAAAATATAGCTATTGGTTTCAGACGTGTGCACGAGGCATCAGATCTTTCACGCGACTTTCGAGATAATACAGATGCATCGCTTTTCAGGTTCAGGGCAATTGAACCAAGCGATAATACACCGTATCAAAATTTACTTCTATACGTATTGAACCATTTGTACAACCATGGTTATAGGAGATATAATGGGGATGTGTACAAACCGATTTTAACAAAGGAGGGTTATAATACTCATGCATGGGAGGTGGTAGATACAATCATTAATGTGGTATATGGGTGTGCTCAGAAAGAAATTAATTACGACCAATTTCTAAATTTTACTAATCGGTCTGATTCAAGTAGAGCTGTCGGTGAATATTTAACGAACTGCATAGATTCACAATTCGGAAGTATAGAAAAAGACCGTACCGTGTTCTCGTATCGTAATGGGGTATATCTGGCAAGCGATAATGAATTTATACCGTATACTGAAACCATCCCGGATGATATCATATCATCAAAATATTTTGATGTTAAATTTGATTCTTTTGATGCAAAGACGTACGAAGATATAGAAACCCCACTTTTCGATTCGATTTTACAATACCAGGATATAACAGACGATGTAAAATACTGGGTGTATGTTTTTATGGGGCGTCTCATGTATAACATTAATGAGAATGATGGATGGCAAGTAATATTCTTTTTCCAGGGACAGGCAGGAACTGGAAAGTCAACCATAGCCAATGTGTGCAAATCATTTTACAGTGACGAAGATGTTGGCATTATGTCAAATAACATACAACGTAAGTTTGGTTTATCAGATATCGTTGATAAAAAGATTTTTATTGCCCCAGAAATCAAGCGGGATTTCTGTCTTGAACAAGCAGAATTTCAATCCATGGTTTCTGGAGATACAATGTCTATTGCCGAGAAGTACAAAAAATCGCGCTTTGTTACATGGAATATACCGGGTGTCCTTGCAGGAAATGAAACCCCTGATTTTATTGACAACTATGGTAGTATTCAAAGACGCATCATTAGCATTCGATTCACGAAGAAGGTGTCAAATGGAGATATGATGTTGGGTAAAAAGCTTAACAGTGAAATTGCCAGAATTATGCATAAGTGCAATATGGCATACAGAGATGCTTGTGATAAATATGCAAAGGACGATATATGGAAACACCTTCCAACATATTTTGTTGATAATCGAAATGCCATGGCCGCTGCAACAAACCCTTTGATACATTTCCTATCATCCGGTAAACTGAACATAGGGGATGGTTCGATGCCAGAACGTGAGTTTATTCAATTGTTCAATATGCATTGCACTGACAACAACTATTTGAAACCTCGATTTAATCCAGATTTTTATACTGGTCCATTTACACAATTTGGGATCAGTATCAAAAAGAATCATCAATTTTATTGGCCGCCTGCCGGTATACCTGGTTCACGTAAAATAAAAGGGACGGCATTTATTGGGATTGATGCGAATCATGAATCAGCAGGTCTTGAAATTGATTCTGATGAAGATTGAGCAAAAAAATTTAATCCTTAACGTTTGAAATAAATCCACTGGGTGGTTGTACAAAATCATCTGGTAACATGGCATGTCCGGATGAAAATGGATTCGTCTGGTCTGTCAACATACTACCCATGGTGTGATTCACATGAGAATGACTTGCTTCATCCGCCCGTATAGCCAATATTACATCACGCATAGTAGCATCTTTTGACAAATTCCAATAATTTAACGCTATTTCTGGTGCCAATATTTGTTTCCATTCGGATGCGTCAGAACCCTCTATATCTATATTATGTATGGCGTGTGTGTAGGTTTTTACAGCTTCTTCCTCAAGATAACCGACAAAGCGATGACATGTTTGCGGTGTGCATATATACATAGCAAGAAATACATTGAAGAATATACCCTGTGCGCCCAACACAGCAAGTCTAAATGCTACACCAGGTTGTTTCAAGGACATAAAAGTAAGCAGGTGCATCCGTTCATTCTCTGCCTCTTCAAGTAATGTTCGTATCCATCCATGATCGCGCTTTAGTGTACGGAGTGATACCATATGTCGCATCATTGCAGCAACCATACCTGGAACTCCTGCAACCGTTTCAAGAAATATAAATCGGTTCAACCACTCCTCGCGACTTAACTGTTTATCAGCATTGTAAGACGTGATAAAATCAAAACCATGTCGGGTTGCTTGAACTGCTTTATATGATACCATATCCCTCATACCAATAGGTAATCTATGTGATGGTTTAATATTTGATATAGTCCTCATATCATACTGTGGATGAAATAGCATATACGAATTCTTTTTAATTTTTAAAGGTTTGATCATTTTATGTGTAACGGAACGTATAACATTTCTGGATGCAAGAGAATACATTATTATAACAAATATTAAGAACTTTAAACTATTCAATTACTTTAAATGATGTACTTTATATATTTTGTTACATGTATTGCTATATATACGTTCTTTTCGAATGTGTTACACGTTTATGTAGCAACATCAAACATTAATAATGCCTTATCTATGCACGCAATGTCAGAAAATTATTGTATAATAGTACAGTCTACTCGACGAATAATGACCTATGCTTCAGGTTATGACAACAAAAAGCTTATTCTAAATGAGCTTGAAGTAATTTCTAAATATATTTCAACTGAAGACAACTTATACAAATATTTATATGTTTTGTGTTAACTACTTGTAGCATTTAAACCAGTATATTATTATAATTTTTTCCTCATCAATAATAAATGAAAGTCGCGTTTATATTAGGACCTCTCGGACACAAATATCAAGGTACATATTATGATAAGTTTGTTATTAACGACACCCGTCCATGGTTAAAAACAGTACCAAGGCGGTTTCATATAGACGATAATGGATATAAATGTTCAGCTGATGCGGAAAAAAGATATGTGCGTATAGATTTCGCTGTTGGATATTGTTTAAAATATTTACTTCCAAATCACGATATAACCTTCATTCATGCAGTTAAAATTTCGGATGCAGTATTCAAAAAATTCGATTTGATTATAAATCAGTTTATGGATCTTCTCATTGTCCCTTTCATGAAAAAATTTGAAAAAAATAAGGTACCTCATCAGCGTTTACGTGAAATATACGCTAAACATGCAAAAAAATTATACCCTCCAGCACCATATGCCAATATGATTTATGATAAATGTAAATACTATAAATTTCTTAAGGATAATAAAATTCCTGTTGCTCCTACAGTATGTATAACACGTCGTCAATTCAAATCAAAGGATAAACGCAAAATCATTAACTCAATTGTACAGACTGCATTTGTTCGGAAATGGGGTAAAGTTTTCTCAAAGCCTGTATATGGTACAGATGGTATAGACGCTACGATACACGCATATGACTATGATATAAGTAAAAAAACATTATTGCATTTATACAATGAAATTGAATCACATCTGCAATATATGTTTAATAACCCCAGATACCCTGCTGTCGTATTCCAAAAGTATATAACAGATTTTGAAACTACAACACCTCAAGTGAGAATGTATTATATTGGGGATACATTTCAATATAGTATACTCACAGATTGTAAAGGAAATACAACACGACCTAAATCGGAGGGGGGAACCGATGATTTTGACATGAAGCCATATCGTAAATTAACAGATCGTGTACTTGTAAAGCTTTCTAAATCATTTTTTCAAAAGAAGGAAAAGTTAGTGACTCGCATTGATTGTGCGTGTTGTCTAAAAGGTAAATCAGGTATTTTTATCAATGAAATAGAATTCAATCCCGGTATGTATCTTCATCTTGATGGAAAACGAAGATTTGAAATGGACGCAAAAATTGCCACACAATTGGCACGTATCATAAAGAAATCCACCTAACAATTTTCGATGTAAGAATAATATGGAATTTCCTAAACAGAAATGGATGTCTTGGTCTGTGTTCAAAAAGAAATTTCCAAAAATAAAAAAGTTGTCTTATGGATATTTTGGTGATACATATAGATACGATAATATCGTATTTAAAGTCATTTATAACTGCAAATCGTCAAGAGAAGAAATTGAAATTCTTCAAACTGTTTCCAAATCAAAATCGCCATTTTTATCTAAATTACGTGCGCACTATTACTGCAAAAATGCAATGTTTTCGGGACACAGAAATCAAGGTGTGTTTAAATGTTGGAATAAATGGATAAAAGTCAAAACTGGAAACGGTATCATACTCGCAATGGATTACAGTGGTAAACCGTTAAGTGATCATTTAGATGAACATCCTTTATCCAAAAAAATGTTATTCATGTTATTATATGCTCTTTATAAATTTAGTGGTATTACTCGGATGCATCACAATGACCCGTATATAACAAATTACACGATAAAAAAAATCAGTAAACAGGATATTACACTGACTGTTTCGAACAAAACATATGTTCTAAAAAATATCGAATATATTCCAGTATTATTAGACTATGGTAAATCCAGAGTAACCAAAATAGATGATAGAGAAACGGATATTTCTATTCTCATGGATAGCTTTGAACTATACACAGAATTGAACTGGCTTGCAAACATGGACAGATATGAAACTGCGTCTAAAATGATTGCACACCATTTTAGTGATTATCAACGCTGACTGAGTTAAACGTATATCCATGTAAAAAAACCACCTAACAATTATCGATATAAGAGTATATGGAATTTCCTACACAGAAATGGATGTCTTGGTCTGTGTTCAAAAAGAAATTTCCGAAACAAAAGAAATTGTCTTATGGATTTTTTGGTGATACATACAGATATAATGATATCGTATTCAAAGTATTTTATAGTTGCAAACGGTCAAGAGAAGAAATTGAAATTCTTAAAACTGTTTCCGAATCAACAACACCATTTTTATCTAAATTACGTGCGCACTACTATTGTAAAGATGCATCATTTTCCGGATACAGAAATAAAGGTGTATTTAAATGTTGGAATGACTGGGAAAAAGTCAAAACTGGAAACGGTATAATACTCGCAATGGATTACAGTGGTAAACCGTTAAGTGAGCATTTAGACGAACGTTCTTTATCAAAAAAAATGTTATTCATGTTATTCTATGCTCTTTATAAATTTAACTGTATTACTCAGATGCATCACAATGACCCCTATGAAACAAATTACACTATACAAAAAATCAGTAAACAGGATATTACACTGACTGTTTCGAACAAAACATATGTTCTAAAAAATATCGAATATATTCCAGTATTATTAGACTATGGTAAATCCAGCGTTACAAAAACATTTGATACAGAAACGGATATTTCTATTCTTATGGATAGCGTTTTAAGTTACACCGATTTAAAATGGGTTGCAAATATGGATAGATATGAAACTGCGTCTGAAATGATTGCACACCATTTTAGTTCTTATCAACGCTGATAGATTTAAACATATCTACCGGCGTTTATATACTCCGTTTTCACTGAAATGCTTATGCAAAATCGACACATGGTGTTAATAACTTAAACGAGTAATTATATGTTTTGTGTTAAATAATTTAAAGCGATATGCATTTGTATATACTATGGCATTCGAATCGGCGCCTGAACGAATTGCATTTATAAAAAATGGAACAATTATAGAAAATAACACATCAATATCTTCTAATTTAAAGATTAATTTAAAATCACATCAGATGAATATGGTAAATGCAATGATGAATCTCGAAAATAACCGTAAAATTGAATGTGATGAACTTCACCTTGATACGAATATAGGTATATGTAGCGATACTGTGGGTACAGGTAAATCATTGTGTATGCTTGCTCTTATAACAGCAAACAAAATCATGAAGAAGCGCAAGTGGTATGAAAAAACAAATGTATTATATAATACTATTGATAATTCTAAAACATCCTATGATATAAATTTAATCGTTGTACCGCACTCTATCACAAAACAATGGATTCATTATATCGAAACGCAAACGCATCTTAACTTTTACTCAGTGTTCAGAAATACACATATTCTACCGATTGATGAAATACGTCAAATTGTCGAGGATGTTAAAATAATACTCATTTCGTCTACAATGTATAAAGCGTTTATTCAAATGAATAGGTATGAATGTTACCAACGTGCTATATTTGACGAAGCAGATACAATATCGATTCCATCGTGTACTCACGTTAATTCTAATTTTACTTGGTTTATTACATCGTCTGTGGAGAATATATTATTTCCGGGTGGGTACTATTATACACCACCGACACTAAACGGCTATATACATAATCGCCATAGCGTCCATGGTGTCAGAAGAAATGGGTATATACGCGATATTGCTCGTATTATTTCAGATGCTGATAATAACGTGTTAAAAAAAATTATTTTGATTAATGACCCAAAAAGTATAAAACGATCGCTTAATATGATTGAACCTTTAAAACTGTATATTCAATGTAAAGCACCTATCTATATGAGAATTTTAAACAATGCTTTAGAGACTAATGTACTTGAAATGTTAAATGCTGGAGATATATCAAGTGCACTGGACGCACTCGGATGTAAATGTGAATCGCAGCAATCAATTGTATACGCAGTAACAACTGACATCAACCAAAACATCGAAGATATAAACCTTCGCATAGATTACTACACTAATATGCATCTTATATCAAACGAAGATCGTCAAGTAAAATTAGATCAGCTGAAGGATAAGCGCGTTCGTCTTGAGATACGCTTAGCATCTATACAACAGGAATTAAACAATTATAAAGATAGTACATGTCCAATTTGTTGGGATACTTTTAAGAATCCAGTGACAACGTTGACGTGTTGTAATAAAATGTTCTGTACAGAATGTGTTATTCAATGTCAGGGAACATGCCCTATGTGTAGGCAAGAAATAACACACGACACAATGGTCGTTATAAATGATAACTATATACAAAAAAACGATACGCGAAAATCAAAAATAGATAATCTGTTGCAAATAATTAAAGAAAATACTAAAGGAAAATTTCTAATTTTTTCAGCGTATGATACAACATTTAAGCATGTTACTGACGCATTGACATCTCACGAGATTTCGACAAGTAAATTAAGTGGAAATGCATCCGTTATAACAAAAACCATACAATCGTTCAATACTGGTGATGTACAAACATTATTATTAAACCCAAATCATTATGGGTGTGGATTGAATATTGAGCAAACGACTGATATAATATTTTTACATCGTTTTACAGTTGAAATGGAACGTCAGATAATTGGCAGGGCTCAAAGATATGGTAGAAATACTCAACTTATAATACATTACCTCTATTTTGAAAATGAGTTAAAGATAAAAATATAATATATAGTACATGAGCACGCTAACTATGTTTAGGACAAACGTTTTAACGAGACACACAAATACTCTTACAATACAAAAGGGTAAATTTCGACGTCCGGTACGTGTATCTGCATCTGTTGTAAAGAAACCGGATTTATCAGATCCAGTGTTACGTGCAAAACTTGCTAAAGGTATGGGTCACAATTATTATGGCGAACCTGCATGGCCTAACGACCTTCTTTACATTTTTCCGGTTGTTATTCTTGCAACTATTGCACTTCCCGTTGGGCTTGGTGTAATGGAACCAACACAACTTGGTGAAATGGCAGACCCATTTGCCACACCACTAGAAATATTACCCGAATGGTATTTTTTTCCAACGTTCAATGCATTACGAGTTATTCCTAATAAATTGTTGGGTGTACTCTCAATGGCTGCAGTCCCAGTTGGACTTTTGACAGTTCCATTCCTTGAGTCCATCAATAAGTTTCAAAACCCGTTTCGTCGACCAGTCGCAACATCTATCTTTTTATTGGGAACATTTTATGCTATTTGGATGGGCATTGGGGCCACCATGCCAATTGAAAAGGCGCTAACTCTTGGAGTATTCTGAGAAACAGTTTAAAATAGTAACCTTTTTATAATTCAATGGGAGTGCCAAGTCTTTATCGCACACTCGTACATAAATATGAAACAATACAAGAAAAATCGAGGGATAAAATAGAATATTTATTTCTCGATCTTAATTGTCTAATGCATCATTGTTTACATTCCATTACGGATGACTTAAATCACAGGGAAATGGAAGAAGCAATCATTATAGAGGTTGTACGTTATGCAGTTTTTCTAGTTACTAAAGTGGTCATGCCTACAAGACTTGTATATATTGCAATGGATGGTTCAGTTCCAGTATCAAAAATGGAACGTCAACGATCAGCACTGTTTAAAAAAACACAGGATATGTCATTTACATTCAAAATGCGAAAAAAATATGGTATAACTGAAACGAAAAAGTTTGATTCAAACAAATTTTATCCAGGAACTATTTTTATGTCTAAACTTAATGCACGATTGAAGAACTTCATCACATTCGGGGCGTTTGCAACTCATACGAATAAACAATCGTGTTTTAAGGTTATTTACAGTGATACTAATGTTCCGTGTGAAGGCAAATATAAGATATTCGATTTTTTAAGACATGTTCAGACGGAACCAAAGATTTTGGTGTATGGAATGGATGCAGATTTTATTATTTTATCAATGGCATCAAATAAAAAAAATATAAAATTGATGAGAGAAGCGTCGAATATTGATAAAACTATAAAGTATGATTTTGTGTGCATTGATATTGAAAAATGCAAGAGATTTCTATATGACGATTATATTTCAGACGATTTAAAATATAATCTACCTATTGATGCATTTATCAGCGATTTTGTGGTTTATTCAATGTTTAGTGGTAATGATTTTGTGCATGCGCTCCCTCATTGTAAAGTACGTAACGGAGGTCTCGAGAAATTAATTCGTGCCTATGTGGTTACATATAGTTTTCTAAATAAACCACTTGTAAACTCGGAAAATAAAATACAATTTGACTTTCTCAATATGTTTTTTCGAAGATTATCAGATTCGGAAGACATTGCGATGAAACGCTCCACTAATAAACGGATATATTCGAAAGATAGAATGACATACGAGAAAGAGGTCGAGCTTTATGAATATGCAGATTATTCAAGCCCTAATAATCCCTACCATACTTATTATAAAAATACTCTCACGTTGATTGACTATTCTAATGAATACTCGTCCTGGGTTGCACAATATAACGCACATTTCTTTGAAGCACCCATGGACGATGTGATCAGAGAATACATAAAAAGTGTCATTTGGACACACAGTTACTATAAAGGAGCACTTGAATCTTGGACATATTACAACATCTACAGAACAAGTCCGACACTTCACTCACTGTCAACCTTTTTTCATCAAACACACCTAGACCCGGTATTTGAAATTGATACTGTGCTATCGCCACTCGAACAACTAATGTATGTTCTTCCATTTCAAAGTAGTAAATTGCTGCCATATGCGTTACAGGAAATGATGACAGATGAAGATTCTCCTATACAAAATTGTTACCCAATAACATCCTCACTTGATGTATTATCCGGTGGAAAAAATATTGATTCTGCTGCAATATTACCTAAAATTCATATACCTGATATTCGTCACGTTGTCTGTAATGTACCATTGAACGATCACGATATTATGCGAAACACTATTACATACGATGTTTTTCACAAAACATTCACTAAATAACATGGCCGAGGTTTTTTCTTAGTTTCGAGAGTTTTACCTGTTTAACCTGTTTTTTGTTATTAACATAAGCTGGGGAAGTGGGCTTCATTAGCTTTACTTTTATACGTTCGCATATTTCTGTTTTTTTTCCTTTGTTATCTAATCCGTGCTTTCTGGCTATTCTTTGTATAACATCTTTTTTTGATACTACACAGTTCCAACGATTTTCCTTGATTTTGCCGTTAACAATACGTTCTTGTGAAATGACAAAGGCATTCGTTTTTTTATTTTTTACCATATTCGGTGATTTTACATTGAGATGCGGTAGAGATGCATAGTCTTTGTATTGTTCTGGGATTTTAACTCCTTTGTTTTTAAAATCTTTTATATAAGACATTACCTGTGTCTTGTCGACCCTTCCTTTATAACAACATACTTGATTTTTTTTATTAATCCTCGGATGATATCCTTTACTACACTTTCCATTTATTGCCCGTGGATTTCCTTTAGGGCATCCTGTTTTAGACTTGGTATTCTTTTGTGGTGACAAGTTCGAATTTAATATTGTCGTCGGAAGATTTTTCTTTATACGTTTAAATATTACTACCAAATGTTCACTCATCGTTTGGACAAAATCCATACTCGTTTTCCCTATAAACTGAACAATACCAGTAGACGTTATTGCAATAACCGGACGAGTTTTCGATGTATTAATATTCCCATTATTTGTTGGACGATAAAAAGCAGAGGCGACTTTTTTTCCTGTTCTATTTTGCGATATTTCATCGTATACATAATCGTGTTTCAATAGCTCCCCGCCCATTAACCTATAGAATGTACCCACATTCTTCATACCAGAGCGAAGTTTTTTTCCGTTATTCGGTGATATGAGACTAAGCCCAGAAACAAACAAAGTTGCAATTTGTTGACCTGAATGGGATTGACCTAAATATTTGTCAAATAGTGATAATACTGATTTAATGAGTTCGTTGGTCTTTTGTTGAGTGACAATTACTCCTGTATTTATACTTATTCGCAACGTAGACTTTGACACGTTATTTGTGTTTGCATTAAATAGATTCATTAATACCACACCGGAATAGTTACCTATTTTATAATTACCGCGCAATATAAGACGTACTATGGGTTTATTTTTATTTATATTCTTCTTATTTTTGTTTTTATCTAGAAGGAAAGAAAGAACATTTTTACCATTTTTTGACGTTTCTTTTTGATCTGACACACCTTTTATAGAATCTATAGAAAAATTTGTACTATTCTTAAGTTTTAATTTTTTCACGAATCTCTTTAGATTTATGTTTTTAAATTGAGTATTGATATTGACCCATTTTAAGGTATAAAACATTGATTATTATATAATATATATTAATATGGGTTACGAGTTTGAAATAAGTGCTACTGAGTATGACGCGCAAGCACATGCTGTGTTCGAGAATTTTGAAACGCACTTTGTTAACGACACAGAATCAGATGACGATGATGAGGATTTTTACGAGCAATACGAAGAGGCCTGGAAGGAGACTCCATGCAATATTGAACGAAATTACTATCTCGAGGCATCTGTTGAAATTCCAAGAAAAAGTTATAGAAAAATGCCATGGCTACTATACGACTCTCATTTTGACACGTAATTCATCACACCGTTTACGTCAAATATTAAATCATACGATACAATTTTTGCGTGCATTGGAGATATGATACCAAGATTGACTACATCTTCGCCTAATGAACTTTTTGTTTCTAGATATAATCGATTTGAATTAATATGTATTATCCAATCAGAAGTGGATGAAAATGTTATAGGTTGATTAAATGTTATGTAACTTCCAAGAAAATTACCTTGAATAATATCTCTATCCATTTTGAGATTATTTTTTTTTAAATAGAGGGCACTCTTATTTTCTCTAACTATTTCTAATACTTTTAATGTATCTTTAAGACCTATTTTGCCATCATTGTCGAAGTCGCATGTAATAAGTTCGTGATAATTTGGTAATCTGATACCAACAGCAAGTTGGAGACATTGCTCGACTGATTGTAATGATGGCATCCCAGTCCCAATAGAATCTCCAGCAATCAATCTATACATTATGTTATAATTAGAATATCATTCCAATCTGGTGATGCATTGTGTTTATACATCATGTTATTTTCAGGATGTATGATAATATACTTGGATTTGAATATTTTTGCATAAAAGTCACAAAATCCTTTTCGGTTAAAAACGTCTGTCGAATTGCAAAATATTTAAATTACTTAAGTCGCCCTTAAGTACATAACGACGTTCGTATTGAAAAGAGAGGGATGGGTTGACTTTATCATTTATCAGGATATCAGTTCCGTTGTCATATATGTGTAGTGATTGGAAGTTTATAGTCGTTAACATCTTGTATGTTGGAAATATGACTGTGTCGACTTAAAGATTCCCATAATGTTGCTTTGTTGTATCTTCCCGTGTTAAATCGTCCCCGATAATAAAGTTATTCACATGAACATTATTCACCGATAATATCTTATAGAGTTTATATTACAGTATGAAGCAAAGTAAAAAATATATACTCGTTTGTATGTATCTTAAAAAAATTTGGGTTTGTTACAAATTTAAATGAGAAGCGCCCCGGAAAATGATTCTGTATTAGTCTTGCAACATACTTCATGTCAGGATTCAACTCAACATGTATGCAAGTATCTTTATGATGATTAACTGCAAATGATTTATTGAAATCAATGTTACATGTGATGTTCAATAATTTACAGACACTTTTGACTTTACAAAATAAACTATTTCTTGGGATGATGTGAATTTGTTGTAAATCATCATCTGCCAAAGCCCAATCGTCTGTAATATGTTTTATGGATGGATTCTTCATGTATTCTATATTCATACAAACCGTACGATTGCCCGGTGTATATGCATAAGGTGTATCTACATATTCTGGATAAATATCTGAAAATGCTTTACAAAAAGTGTAATCTCGCTTAGTTCTTGATAACAAATCAATCATTGTATTATGTTTTAAAATTTAAGTGAGTAATCGTATACGACCTCTTGCATTTAAAAGTGGTATATCATATTTATTTGGAAAGGCAATAGTGGTCATGGCGGTGAAACGAATATTGTCGTCCCAATAAGATTTCCCTTCATTTTGAATACATTTAAATAAACCAACTTGTATATTATCTCCTGGTTGATTAATATACGAGTACCACTCCAAAGAATGTGTACATATCCCGACTTGAATATTATTTACGGAAGCAATATCAAAATGTATTACATCTTGTGACATTATAGGACGACATTTCACCCCAAAGTATACCTTCGTATATGACGATTTATGTTCAATTATACGCTGTACAATATTGCATCACACCGTCTAACGTTATAATGCAATATTCCATCGATATTGATTGAATTAGTGTTGGGAATTTGAATGTCTGTAAAAATGAGGTACAACCACGTGGAGAATTAATGTACTTGAACCACTTGATGTGCTTGCGTCATAAGTTCTGTCCAGAGGTGGAACCTCATTTTTACAAACATCAGTGTAACGTAATTTATGTTTGCCTCTCATTGTCGTATGGTCGATCGTTGAATAGATATTTTTCTTCGTTTGCGTCCAATGTAACATTTATCTCTATAGGTAAACATAAGATTCTTGGTGCAATGACACAAGAGTCGGTAAAAAGTATTTGATTTTCACCCCCCATATATCCGTGTTTATAACATTTATAACTCATAATTGAAAATTCCTTCAACACTGTTATAGTTACATTACCTGTATAATAATCAACATCAATATCACCTGGATAATCTGGATGTTTTTCCTTTTTAGTACCATATCTAACACCGGCATCTATTCGGATTATATCAGAAGTTGTTATAAATCCTATTGGATGACCGTCAGGTATATTTTTAAACGTGTATCTCCCTAGACATAATCCACTGTACACACTTGAATCATAGGGTGCACCATTAAAAATGTAATTTCTATTTACATCTATAGACACTTCAATTTCATTCTTTAGACATAAAAATTGTAAAGTATTGGTAGTTGTCTCTGATGGCGTATTTGTTATAGATCCAGTGAATGTTTGTGTTTGCGTAATCGTTGGTGTTGGTGTTATAGTTAGTGTTTGTGTATGTGTAGTTGTTGGTGTATGCGTTGCAGTCATCGTATGAGACGGGGTTTCAGTCATTGCAGGGGTAGAGGTTATAGTTATTGACGGAGTCGGAGTTTGGGATGGTTCAACTGAAAATTTTGGATTGATAGATATATTTCCTTCTGCATTCAAAATAAGCAGAGGGATACTTGTCCCGTCGCTAACTTCAATATGTATATGTTGTAATCGCACAGAATCGAGCGTTACATTTAGAAAAATTCCATTTGAAATGGTCATTACCTTCATAAAGAAAAGTTTAATTTTGAAATTTACTGTTCACCACCCACATATTGCTACCATCTTTTACAAGAAGTGGCACGACAGTGCCATCAGTGGGATGACGGATATATATAAGTTCACGGCAATCTGGGTCAGGAGAAAGTGTTATGTTTGAATATTTAGCATCTGGATAAATCATTAAATATATACAATATTTTTTTTACATACTTAAATTATTATACATTCTTTGTTGCATTTCTTCATTTTTTTCATCATTACGACGTATACGTTTCAATCGAAGTATATTTAATTTAAGCATTTCTTTATCTTGTAAACGTTTTTTATTTGATGTCGATTTCGACATTTCATGTGAGATATTCTTCCTTTCGATTATTAATTCTCCAAGGCTCGTATAGTCATTTCGAGGAGTTATGTCATTTCTCTGTAATACATGTGCTTTTAAATAATCGTATCCAGATCCAAGTGTTTTATCGTTATCCACACTTCCCAACCGTTCACACGAATCTATAAATGTTGCTTCTGCTGGTTTTGGTTCATAACGTTTTGTTATACTTTTTGCATACAATTCGTCTGGTAATTTTGTAAGTTTGCTATTGTATAACTCGTTTTCACTTTCTCTTTTTCCAGACGACTTCATATGTTCCCCGTAACCTTTTCTATGAATGACCCTTGCATGTTTCTGGTAAAAACTATTAAACGTTTCATTCGTACAATTATTTACATCTACTTGTGTGTTGTAATCATCTACATATTCTTGTTGTTCCGTTGGACAATCCGAAATCGCACGTCTTTCACGTTTTATTACATCGTAAGCCATTTTTATTTTCTTAAACATACGGCTATCACCATTTTTATCTGGATGCGTCATTATTACTAAACTATTGTATGCCTTTTTAACCTCTCTGTTTGTAGCATTACTGTTTACTCCAAGTATCTTGTATGGGTCCATTTTCTATATATTTATAAATAAAATATTAACCAAATAAAAACAACATACCTGTTTGAATTAAAATATCCACAACAACGGCCGTGCCGATGATATATGAATGCGACATATCAACCTTGAAGCCCTTTATGTTAATGACATTATTAATACGTGGCATGTGCGGTATATCAGCAAAATCCTCAATACGCACAGATGAATTCATAACATATGCAACAATTGCAGTGATGGCTGACGATACAAGAGGATTTCCTACATTCATAAGCTGACCTAATCCTTGCAAAGGTACACGCGATATTATCACAGGTGTTAATATAAGCAACAGAGGATAAAAAAATTGAGAACCCTGTATTTCTTTTTTCATGACCCCAGACGGATCATTGTTCATAAGTGATATAATAACAGTTGCGACAGCGAATACAAAAGCATTCTTTACTAAGATTGAAACAACTGGTGAAAACTTCATTATTATATTATATATTTTTGTATGTAAATATATGGATTTATTTTTATTTATGAACATAATGGCAGTAATAGAAGAGGAAGTAATTAAAGTTTCTGAGGTTGTTTCGCGTATCGACTCACAATCATGTGATGAAATAAACGCATGTCTCAAGGAACATCACGTTAACAGAGATGATTCAATAAGGATAATAGAAAAAAATATCATTGTCAAAGAAACAGACGATATAAACGCTGATGTTTTGGATTTACCCATTGATAAAGATGCAACAGATATCACCTTAATTGAGGAGGAAACTATTCGTGAAGACACACAAAATGTCACTCCAATTGAGGACGAACATATTCATAAACCAATTAATGAAGATGCAAAAGATATCACCTTAATTGAAGAGGAAATTATTCGTGAAGACACAAAAGATGTCACCGCAATTAAGGAAGAACATGTGAATGAACCAATTGATAAATATGCAAAAGATGTCACCTCAATTGTAGAAGAATTGATTCATGAACTTATTTTTGTAGATAAATCTGATGCCAATCCAATTGTTGTGGAACCGATTATTGAACTTATTTTTGTAGATAAATCTGATGCCAATCCAATTGATGTGGAACCGATTCATGAACCCATTGTTATAGGTACAACTGATGCCAATCCAATTGTTGTGGAACCGATTCATGAACCCATTGTTGTAGATACAACCGATGTCAATCAAATTGATGTGGAACCGATTATTGAACCCATTGTTGTAGATGCAACTGATGCCAATCCAATTATTGTGGAACCGGTTCATGAACCCATTGTTGTAGATACAACCGATGTCAATCAAATTGATGTGGA